TTTTCATTATCTTTTAACCTGCAATTATAATCACGGTATCCATTGGGCCAAGGAGCTTTGAACGTATCCAATACTGACAATTTTTCAAATTTATATTCTGGCAATACTTCGTCTATTTTACTGAGAATGTTTGGTATATCATCAATATTTTTACACAAAATGGATGCTCGGTAGCCATCATTTAACATAAGTATTTGATTTGGTTCACCGGTTGCATTTTGCACTTTTCTCAATGCACTTTCATACGATTTAACACCTGGATTATATATCATTACAGATTTTTCAAAACTTGATTTAATATTTTCTAACATTTTTATCAATTTTTCTTGCGACACTTTTGATAACTCCAATACTTGTGCAACCCCTTCTTCAATTGTTTTTATTTCACTAAATATTTGAGATGTTTGTGGATCTCCGGAATAAGAATTTACCCAACTTATACCAAAATCTAAAATACTCATTATATACAATTATATGAGTATTTATATTTACACCGGGTATAAAATTAAGGAGTTGAAAAACACTTTGCAAAAAATCGGACTCCAAAGAAATCGTAAAATTGAAAAATTATTAAATCTGTGACTGTGAAATTATAAATATAAAACCACAAAAGTTTTAGAACACATATAAAGCCAAAGCACTATTAGTACTATACAAGAAAAGATGTCCTCAACTAAGTCTCAACCTATTGTCCTTGATGTTAACGCCTGGGTCCCTGATGCGATTCGCTTCACTCCCCCCAAGGTAAACGATAAGCAAGGAAAGTCAATCAATATTATCAGCAATCAAACCGGTCGTGGTCTCCACATTTCGTCGCCTTTGTTAACTACCTGGGGTATCAGCGATTTCGTAGACCAGCAGACCGGTGTTTCGGATGGAAAGTTCAGCATCTCGCTCACTTTCCCCAATGAGGAGTATGCCACCAAGAATTCCAGTATGTTTTTAGATAAGATCAAGGCATTTGAGACTGCGATTTTGAACGAGGCAGTCAAGAACTCCGAGTTATGGTGGGGTGAGAAGCTCACCTTAGATATCCTCAAGTACAGTTTCTTCCCGGTCCTCAAGTTTCCCAAGATTAAGGGAACCAAGAAGCCCGATTTGTCCAAGAGTCCCACTATCAGCGCCAAGGTGCCTTTCTACGAGAAGGACAACCGATGGAATGTGGAGTTGTACGATACCAATGGCACTTTGATATTCCCTTGCGACAATGACGAGATGACTCCTGCACACTTTGTTCCCAAGCTCAGTAATGTTGCCTGCGTTTTGCAGTGCGGCGGTATTTGGATTGGTGGCAAGGGATGGGGAGTTACCTGGAAGTTGGTTCAGGCGGTAGTCAAGCCCAAGGAGGTTGTCAGCGTATTTGGCAAGTGCCACATCAAGTTGTCGGAAGACGAGAAGAACACCATTGAGAATCACGATGTGGAGGCTGAGGAGGAGGTTAACTCGGTGCCTGCGCCTGCGCCTGTATCAACTATGGTTGAGGACAGTGATGAGGAGGAGGAACCTGTTAAGGAGGCACCTGCACCAAAGCCTGCTGCTGCACCAAAGCCTGCGGTTGTGGATAAGCCTGTAGTTGTGGAGAAGCCTGTGGTTGCTGAGGAAGCACCTGCTGCAGTTGAGAAGAAGGTTGTCAAGAAGGTTGTCAAGAAGTCGGCTTAAATGAATGGAAATGAACGAATGAATAAAGGTAAGTATATATTTGTGTTTTTTTTCATTTTATTTTACAAAAAATATTCAAATACTTTTTGTAAATCTGGAAAAGATAAATTTGTAAAATGCTTTTTTAACAAGTAATGATATAATGAAGGGAACAAACAAAAAGAAAAGACGCAATCTAAAAAAAACGGTCAAACAATTGAATTGCAGTCCGCTCGTAAAAAACAAAAAAGTGGTTTCCAATTCTTGTATGACATCGGAAGTCCTTTTAAAGATTCGCGACGAATACAACAAAGACCACGACAAAAAAATCATAGCAACAAAACCCGCACTCATTTGGCACGAACTCCGGATGAAACTGGATACCAAAGATGAGAGAAAATGGGTGAACGAAATTGACGACCCCAAGTTGCGCGCTCAAATCAAAAAACAGCTTTTTGCCCCCGAGTCCCCACCGGAATGGTTGAAAAATCCCAATGAATGGCTGACCAACTTTGACATTGATATGGTAATGGAGCAGTACGAAATGGAAAACAAAGATTTCAAATATTTAGGAACAACCCCCATTGATTACGATTATATTGTGGATACTCAAACCCAAATGTGTGTTGAAGATGACCTTTGCAAATTCAATTTGAAAGAATTAATGAGCCAAGGCAAGCACCGGTTTGCTTCCGTGTTTAATTTAGATAAACACGACCAGTCTGGGTCACATTGGGTATCGGTTTTTATTGACGTGAACAAGTGCATCATAATGTTTTTTGACAGCGCGTCCGGGTCAGTGCCAAAGAAAATAACCGACTTCATTAACAGTGTTAAGGAACAGGGATTGAAACAAAACATTGTGTTCAAATACATTGCGGGTAAAAAGAGACACCAAAGTGGCGGAACCGAATGCGGAGTTTATTCAATTCATTTTATTATTCAGATGTTGGCCCAGCCGGACAAAGCGATGCAGATTTTTTTATACGGAAAAATTCCAGACAAAGAAGTAGAGAAATACCGGAAAATATATTTTAATCAGCCTGAAAATGTATAGTAATATATATAATGGTTAAAACAGTTAAAAGAAATAAAAAAAGAAATAATAAAACCAGTAAAAAACTTATAGGTCACAAGCTTAGCGGTCACAAGCTTAGCGGTCACAAGCTTAGCGGAGGCAAACCACTCTTTATAAAAACCGTCGCCCAATACAATGACGGCATTTTGGTAAAATACAATATTCAGCGAACCAAAATGGATAAGGGTCAACAAGAAGGGTATGCAAAATTGCACAAAGTATTTTATTCTTTAAACGAACCTTCTAACTTTTTGGATATTTTTAAAATTGACCCAAAGAAAATGAAATATTTGACCAAACCTTTTTTTTCACCACCTGACCCAAACCGTGCACCATATACAGAAGATGAACAAACAATTGTCATTAATAGTATGGGAGATGTTGATGATATCAAGACCACAAATCAAATAATTCAAAATATAATCAATGATAATACAATTCCCGTATCTTCACAAAAATATGATACCGATATACCTACGTTTATCCAGGAGTATAAGAAATTGATTGAAAACAACAAAAAAATGCTTTTGAATAACGTAGTGGATTATACCAAAGGTTGGAAAATGCTGAATACACCCGTATTTTTAAATATCATCGGGAAAAGGTATGGATATATTACCACCGATATACAGGATTTGGATGATCTTGAAAAACAAATGGCCGCACCTTCAATTGGAACCATAAATTCTGTACAACCTGCAGCAGCAGCAGCAGTAGGACCTGTTGCGGTACCCGCTGTTGTTCCCAAACATATATTGTTCTCCAAACAATTAAAACAATTGATTGCTGCTTCTAAAGCATAATAAAAGCCTTTTCTCTCAACACCTTGTGTGGAAACATCCAATTTATAAAGTAATATGCGCCCGTGGTTTTTTCAAGGAATCCGTTCATCATTTGCACAATGGTTTCGTTGTGACCGATGTCGTCAATCCACATCATTTTGTAATCCAGGTTCTGTTTTTGCAATTTGCGCAAACATTCCTGGAAACCTTGGAAAAACAGATCTGGTGTGAGTCCATTGTTTATAGACGCAACTAGACGGAGTCCTTTTTTTACCTGAATTGCGGGTTTTTTAAGGCCTTCTTTTAAGCCTTCGTTATCGCCTTCTCGGTCGGCTTCGCCTTTTTCATAGAGTGTATGTGCATCCTCTATGAAATACATCGCCAATACATTGCCTTTTTCGCAAAACGCATATACAAATAATATCTCTGCATCAATCCTGGATTTGATTGCACCAATGTCAATTGCAATCACAAAATCGTAGAGAACATTCGGTTTGAATAATCCGTGCACTGTATCAAACATAATCGCCCAGTTCTGCCGATACACCTGAAAAATGTTGCGAACCTTTTGTTTTGTTTTGCTTACATTTATTTGGAACAAACTCGTAGAGAAAGTGAGGATGGGAACCGCGCCTTCGCATTTGCCAACATCTTTTTTCAAAAGTCCGATGCGGACGTCTGGATTGTGTCTTCGCACATTGTAGTCGTGGGTGGATATCAGGTTGCGACTGATATTTTTGGATTTATACGCGCGGTCAACAGAGATATACGTCAAAAAATTGGCAGACCGATATTCATTGGCCGGATGATAAAATGTCCGCACTGGATACGAAGCGATGCAACCCTTAGGTTCAGGGAACAATTGGATTTCCACATTGGTGCTCAAGATGTCAAATTGTTTTTCAGAAGACCTGCCGGTAGAGACATAGTTCTTTTCATTGTAAAACGAGAGAAAGGGGGTGTCAAAATGCCCGCTAAAACGGGCTTTTATATCTTTCTCTACAAGTGTGTATAAAAAATCATCCGCTTCAATGTAAAAACACTGGAGCAGTTCTGCAAAATATTTTATATAGGTCTCGTTCAGTTCATAGTAACTTATGGTTTTTATTTGGATAGCATTAGAGAACTTGTTTTTATAGGGGAAAAGTTGCATTTCTCTACTTGTTCTTGAAAAAACATTGTGGTAATCATAGGTGTGATAGACCGGCATGTGTGCCCAGAAGGGATATTTGATGCAGATATAGAAATACCGGACGACCAAGAATAAAAGTATTCCATAAAATACAATCTCTTGGACATACATTTTTCTCTATGCGCAGATTCTATTCTTGCAAAATTGAACTTATTGGGGGAAACAAAATGATAAATATAAAAATTATATTACTTATCATTTATTGAAAATGCAAACACGAAGTCAAACTAGAAACTTAGCAATCGCACAATCGTTAGCGAAGGCGCCATCAAAAGTCTTAGAGCCGACCAAGGTCTTAACAAAGGTCTTAGTGCCGACAAAGGTCTTAGAACCCCGAATTCTTCCCGACTCTATCAAAAATGTCTTCTATGAGTCCGAACACACATTGTATATGCCCCAATATTTAAAAAAACCGCTATACGACGTGGACATTGATTTTGACGAAGCAAGCGAGGCGTGGCGAGCCAACAAAATCTCCATTGGAAATGGCCAGTACAAATACAAGAAACACGTTAAAAAATAGGTCAACCTCGTTTAGAAAGCATCTTTAACCGCACTTCTCTCGCAATTGATTGTTCAACTAAACTTATATATCTCGTAATTGGAAGGATGTATTTTTTTTCCATTTCGGAAAAAACATCATATTTTGATTTATCTTTATTACCCGGGTTTATTTTTGCTTCCTCTTCTTTTTTTATTTCATCTATCTGCTCCATTGAAAGTTGGGTTCCAGCGCGTTTTGAAAAATCAATGGTTAACACTCCGCGATTTGGTGGTCTTTTAACGTCTTTTTCAAAATATTTTTCTTTAAGTTTTTCTTCACTCATTATCTTCAATGTCGCATCAATGTGCGGAACAGGAACCAAATCAAAACTGGATAATTTTCTTGAAATATATTCTTTAAAAACAATGTTATGAGTTAAATTCAAATCCCAATACCCACCACCAATTCTCAAACTTAGCATCACTTGCCATTCGTATAAAAAATAATTCAAAAATTTTAATACTTCGTTCAAAACTTCTTGAATCTCACGTGCAATACGCTGATAACGAGTATCAGTTATAGTTGTTCGTGGTTGGTATTTATTATGTTCAATAAATTCAATAAAAAATTTAATTGTTATGAATGTTATTGATTTTTTTTCTTTTTCTTTATTCTCAATTGTTATAACACTTTGTTGACTTTCATCAAACAAACTTTTTTCACTTTCTTCAAGAATGATTGGATAATCGTCTATCAAATTGCTAATCCAATTGGGGTGTTTATGTTTGTATGAATATTCATCACTTGCGTTCATAATAAATCCCATTTTTATCAAAAATCCATCTGGTTTTTCCTTTAAATAATCGGGCATTGTTGAACTGTCCTTTATTCCGACAATCGGAAACCAAGACCCTGTAAATTTTTCAGTTCCCGGGTTGCTTGTTCCAGTAGTTCTAAAGTAACATATATTGGGAGTTGGCCATAATACCGGATTATTGACTGGTACACTTACTAACAAACGAAATGATTCACCCCCCTGATGCAGAATAAATGATTCAACTGGTGATTGTACAGAAGCAGTAGGTGGCAGGGCTTTAGTAGGTGGCAGGGCTTTAGTTGGTGGAGCAGCAGCGAATAAACCAGTGTTTGTAAAACCAGTATGTACTGAAGCACTTAATAAACCGGTTGGAGCAGCTAATAAATCAGTTGTAAAACCTTTTGGTACCAAAGCTCTTGCTGAAGCTTTTTTGGTTCCTGGTGAAACTCTTGCTGAAGCTCTTGTCAAAGCACTTGCTGAAGCTCTTGGTGAAGCTCTTGGTGAAGCTCTTGGTGAAGCTCTTGGTGAAGCTTTTTTGGTTCCTGATGAACCTTTTGGTACCGAAGTTTTTGCTCTTGTTCTTCGCGTAGTATTCTGAGATGAGGTTTCTTCGCCCAAAAATTCTATTTTTCTCTTATTCTTGTCCATTTATTTATACATTATCAATATAAATAAAATTATTTATTGAATTTCCTAATAATAAATATATCAAAATCGCTCAAAAAATCTTTCCCATAAAGGTCGGATGAGTGAGACCGATAATGATCCGATGAAAGATGCCGATAATGGTCAATATATTCATCCGGCGTAAAATCATGGTCCAAAGTAAAAAGCGTCATTCGGATTTTTTTCTGGTTATACCAGTATGTTTTGCGGATACTTTTTGCATCGTCTTCCTCCATAAAATCATTGATATAGTCCTTGAATGATCGTTTGTCCATTTTTTGCACATTCTCTTCGTGGTCTTCCACTTCGTACATCACTTTTTCCATTTTTATTAAACAAAATAGTTGGAAAATCTTTATTCTCTTTTGAAAAGTATACGACGCAAAGTATACGACGCAAAGTATACGACGCAAAGTATACGACGCAAAGTATACTTTGCAAACAATATAAAAATATTGTTCCTAGAATATATAGAAAACACATAATTTTAAAAATGGTATTAACAACAGACAACAACAATTATACAAATGATTCAAAATACGAAGAGTATTTTAAATTATTTAATTATGAGCTCAGTCCTTTTCAGAAACACGCGATCCAAGGCATTGTGGATGGGAATCACGTATTGGTTACAGCGGCGACCGGTTCCGGTAAGACCTTGCCCGCGGAATTTGCAATCCGGCATTTTACGGGTTTGGGTAAACGTGTTATCTATTGTTCGCCCATCAAAGCACTTTCCAACCAAAAAACATTTGATTTTACGCAAAAGTATCCGGACATAACTTTTGGTTTATTAACCGGCGATATCAAAACAAACCCAACTGCACAGGTTCTCATAATGACAACCGAGATTCTAATGAACCAATTGTTCACCCAATCTAAAAACCAACCCGAATCGTCTTTATCCTTTTCAATGGACATAGAGAACGAATTGGGGTGCGTGGTTTTTGACGAGTTCCATTACATCAATGACGAACACCGTGGCCACGTCTGGGAACAATCCATCTTGATGCTCCCGCAACACGTGCAGATGGTGATGTTGTCGGCGACGTTGGATGACCCGGTCAAGTCGGCGCGGTGGATTGAAGAAAGAAGCAACACGGTTGTTAGTAAACAGGTCGTGATTTGTTCAACGGACAAACGCGTCGTGCCATTGACCCATTATTTGTATTTGAATGGAACTGAGGGATTTTACAAGAAGATGAAAGACAAAGAGACGGAAGCCCGATTTCGCAAATCCGTGGACAAATGTTTGCCCATTCGGTCCGCCGACGGGGTTTTCAATGAAACCACGTACAAAGAAGCCAAAAATGTTCTTGATGCATTGTCGGGAAACGACGTGTTTCTCAAACGCAAAAACGTTTTGAACAATTTGTTTGCTCATCTGAGAGACCAAGATATGTTGCCTGCGATTTGTTTCGTTTTTTCCAGAAAAGCGGTGGAGCAGTGTGCCGAAGAAATCACTGTGCCTTTAATTAATGATGACTCTCATAATCCGCATTTGGTTTCCTTACAGTGTGAATCCATTCTGAAACGTCTGCCTAACTGGAGAGAATACCACGGATTGCCTGAATACCAGAATTTGGTGAGACTTTTGGAGAAGGGAATCGGAATACATCATTCGGGGATGGTGCCCGTGTTGAGAGAAATTGTAGAATTCATGATTTCCAAGAAATACATCAAGGTTCTTTTTGCAACCGAAAGTTTTGCCATTGGTCTAGATTGCCCTATTAAGACCGCGGTCTTCATCAATTTGAAGAAATATGACGGCGGAGATTCGCCCAGATACCTTTTACCCCACGAATATACACAGATGGCTGGTCGCGCAGGTCGCCGAGGCATTGACACAGTGGGTCACGTGGTCCATTGTTCAAACCTTTTTGAACTCCCCTCCATGACCACTTACAAGGAGGTCTTGTGCGGGCTTCCGCAAAAACTAGAAAGCAAGTTCCAAATTTATTATTCGGTCATTTTAAATCTTTTCAAAAATGCGGAAAAAGTATCGGTCAAAGACATTGAGAATTTCATTATGAAATCCATGTTACAAACCGAAATGAATAGTGTGGTTGCGGGATTGTTGAGAGAAGTGGAAGAAACGGAAAAGAAGATTTTGCAGAAAGAACAAGGATTGGATAATTTGAAAACGGCAAAAGAAACACTCAAGACCTATTCGGAATTGTTGTCAAAGATGGAATTCTCGGCAAACAAGAAGAGAAAGGAGATTGACATTAGTATTCGCAAAATATCCGCTGAGAACCCGAATTTGGAGAAAGACTACGTTTTCTACATTGATTATCTGAGGTTAAAAAAAGCGTTGGATGAAACGAATTCAAGATTGCGTGCAAACCAGCGTTATATCGTAGACAAAGTTGAGCGACTCTTGCGAGTATTGGTAGAAGTGGATGTTATTCAAAAAGTAAGCGAAGACGAATACGTTCTGATTGCCGGCGTGGTTTCCGAAATTAACCCGATTTTAATTACCCATCTCCTACATAAATGGAACAATTTTGATGAATTCGGGTCCAACGATTTGGTTGCCTTTTTGAGTCTTTTCACAGATGTGCGCGTGAACGAGGAATGCCGGATTTACCCCGGGTTTTCAAATTATTGTGACAACCCTTTTATGAACGATAAAATCAAATCGTTTGAATATGCGCGGACAGAATTATGGAATACGGAAGTGTCGCATGGAATTTGCGTGAAGGATTCTGGATTAGACGGATTTTGCTATGAGATGGTGGATTTTATCTATGATTGGTGCGAATGCAAAGACGAAATGGATTGCAAGGCCGTCATTGCACAAATTGAAATGTTTGGAGTGTCCATTGGGGACTTTAATAAAGCTATTTTGAAAATATCCACGTTGGCGCGTGAACTGATGGGTATGTGTGAGACAACTGGTAAAGTAGACTTGATGCACAAGTTGTCCAAAATTGACGGATTAATACTTAAGTATGTTGCGACAAACCAGAGTTTATACCTTTAAAGGAAACCTACGGTTTCCTTTTGAACCTTCCCTTAAATGAAACCTATTGACAACAAATTTACGCCTTTTTTGCTTTGCTTATACATTCCCTTCATTAAAGGAGGGTTCATAAGGGAACAATGGGTTCCTTTATTACCTGTCTGAAAAACAAATTAACTTGGTCAACATCTGCACCAACCACTGTCATATCTGGAATATAACTCAAATTGCCCTTGTTGAAACACAGGATGGCCGGGATGCCATTAATTTGGCGTTTTGTTTTTAAAGCGCCATACAAGTCAAACGATTCATCCACATCAATGGTTGCACACCGAACCGTGGCGGGCATTTTGGAAAACCACTGATTCACAAGTGGTTCAATTACTTTGCAAGGTCCGCACCAAGTGGCCCCAAATTTCAAAACAACTTTTCCGGGATTTTGTCGGAGTAATTCTTCAAACTCGGAACGACTAAATTCTTCAACGGGTTGAGCAACAACTCTTTGTGAGGATGTGAATTGCATTATATATATCAAATATGCATTTTATTTGATATATTTACGAACGACCTATTTATTTGGGGTTAACACAGTTGCCCTTTTCGTTTCTCACCTTTCCTTCTGGGCATTTCTTTCTACAACGATTCGTTTTTGGATTAATTTCTTCGTCGGGTTTGCACTCTTTTATTTTTTGTGTTTTTTTCACTTTTGCATTGTCCTTTTTATAAGACTTTGTTGATGAAGACTTTTTTAAAGATTTTGCTGACGATTTTGCCGACGAAGACTTTTTTAAAGATTTTGCTGACGATTTTGCCGACGAAGATTTTTTTAAAGACTTTGCGGATGAAGATGTTTTTGATGAGGGTGGTTGAATTTCTTCTTTATGCGATGATTCGGTTTTATGCGATGATTCGGTTTTATGCGATGATTCGGTTTTCTTGTATTTTTGATCATATTCTTCTTGACCATAAACTGCAATAAATTCGTCTTTTCCAAACGCGCGCAAAAAATCTTCTTGTGGAGGTGATTTGGGTTCTACTAGCTCTGATTCGGATTTCTTCGGTGATTCGGATTTCTTCGGTGATTCGGATAACTGCTTATTAGTTATTTTTTCAAAAGTTTCCATTTTTGAATGATACGCATTTATTAAAAGGTCAATGTGTTCTTGAATTTTTTTATCCATGCTGGATTTTTTATCATGAATTGGTTTTATATAGCCAGTATTAAATTTTTCCAAGTTTTTTTCAGAATCAATTGTAGAAATTCGCTCAATCAATGAATCAATTCGGTCTATCCATTTTTGATTCTTTTCCGTATTTTGATTCTTTTCCGTAGTTTGTTTCTTTCCAAGATTTCGTGCTTTCCTGCTCATCTCTTCCCATTTATCCGGGTCCATCACCATAGAACATTTTAACTTGTATTTGCGCCCAACTTCAATTGGATCCCACGTTTTTTTGGGGTTATCCGACAATTTTGAAATGATATCTTTAATTTCCGGATGTTTGTCATAAACAGTATCTTTGTAATGCATAACTGCATTTCTCTTAATCGCATATTTTGGGTCTTGATTTTCCAGCCAATTTATTCCAGATTCGTCGGTTGGGTTTTTGATAATATCAATGTGTTTGAATTTAGTTTCGTTGAAATGAAAAACAAGAATCTCATCTTTGGACAATCCATATTTTTTAATAATATTCGGTTTTGCCAAGAAATGTGACAAATTATACTGGATCGGCATATTGAAATACGAACTGTTCACATATTCAAACAAGGTTTCATTCGGATATTTGCAAGTATGTTTGACAACATCTTGGATTTTATCTTTGTAATTTTCAAATGTATGAATGCTTGGTTCAATCAACATCACACCGCCGTTTGTTCTTCCCATTTCTTTGCATTTTGCAATAACGTCTTTTGGGTCATTTGTTATTGCGTCGTTGGATTTCAACTGTTTTTCACCAATATAATATGTTAATACTGCAGGCGCATTCAAATTAAAGACAGAATCTATACTGCCCATAATCACCATATCCGACTCAATGATGCACACTTTTTCGTATGTTTCTAAAGTGTATGCAAAAATAAAATTGCAAGTTCTTAGTGTGTTGAAGTTGGAATACCCGCTTTCAAAATTGACGTCATATGTGATTCCCTTGTCATCATATGGAACCACATCCGTCACAAAAGGACGAACTGCATCAACAAAAGATGATGGGGTGTCATTGACTGAGTATAAATAGAGAATATCATTCTTCGTATATTTTCGCAACATTATGAAAAAATAAAGTTCCAATTCTAAATAAACTGGATTGCTCCCAAAATGAACAATTGCATAGGCATTTTTGTTTTTTTGTTTTTTTGCAGATTTTATTTTTTCAGATGAAGGGATTTGATATTCTTCTTTTCCGAAAACGCGCATATATTCTTCTTGTGGGGGTGTTTTTGGTGACACAGGGGGTGTTTTCGGTGACAATAAAGCTACTTCTTTTTCTTTATCCAAGTCAATCTTTTTCATATGAGAATCGTACGCACTGGTTAAGAGCTGAATATGTTGTTGCATTTTTTCATTCAATTTTTCATTGTCTATTTCTAAAATTGGTTGAATGTATTTTATGTGAAATTTTTCCAACCTAGGTTTTGTTTCAATTTCGGAAATTTTTTCAATTACTTTATTAATTCGGTCTATCAATTTTCCTTCTTTTCCTTCTGTTTCCTTTTCTTTTTTTTTTTCTTTACGAAGTATTTCCCCTTTCTCTTCAATATATTCCTTTCCAGCATTTGTTTCTTCAATGCTCATTATATAATATATACATTGCATACATATTATATTGTGTGGTGGATAAAAAAATTTATGTAATATTTGGAGTGGCAATATTTGATTTCAGAATCAATTTTTATATTTTTATGCTTGCAAATTTGACGAACAATATTTGTGAAAGAACTGTATGTAAATTCTCTCTCTAAATAAAATCGCTTTGATAAAAAATAAAATTCAGTCAATTCATCAATAAATGGTTGTTTCAATTCCATAAATAACAACTTCTTGTATGCATTCAAATCAATAAAATAATATTTTTCCGTTTTCAAACAAATTTGTTCCAAAAGGTCAAATAATATATTATTGGGTATTTCACTTTTAAATATTTGGCAGAGCATTGTTGTATATTGCTCTATATAATTGTTTTATATAAAAATAAAGGGAACTCGTCGTTCCCTTTAAATCCCATACTAAAATTGGCATATTAAATAATAAGTTTTCTTATGGATTGTAAAGGGAGAATTGCAAAGGGAGAATTGTAAAGGGAGGGTTCAAAAGGGAACCTACGGTTCCCTTTATATCGTAGAAACACTTTTCTGCACATTTGCATTTGAAAAATATTCATTCGTTATATCAACTGCCGACGATTTCAAATACTTGACAATAATTGGGTTGGTTTTCAGCACTTCGTCGGATGACAAGTAGGCCAACCACTGGTATTTGGGTCTGGCCAACACTTCTTCTGCCGGCACGTAAATTCCATACGTTTCCTTGTCCAAATCCAGGAAATTCTCGCTCATCAAGTCCTCCAATAAAATCTGTTTTCCTTTTGCTGTCTTTGTGCCAATCTGTTTGCCATTGATCAATTGCATTGACCCCGTATTCACCTCATTGTACAACCATTGTTGCGTGTTACCCAAAAATTTGGGTTCCGTGGTAAAATGGCGATTCACATCTAGCCCATTTTCGGCCAGCATTTTTTTTAAAACGGGACAGCCCTTCTTTGCCCCTATAAATTTGGTAGACGGCATAAAATTCTGATTTTCCTTCTTGGACGCAACGTTGCAACCACGGTTCACCATCTCGGCTGCAAAAGGTTGCTCGGCCAAAAGAGGCGTCAAGTTCTTCATACAAATGAACGAATTTGGTACAATGATTCCTCCATACAAGTAGAGAAGTTGCAACATCCCGTATTCGCGATACATAGATTTATGCGGCTCCGAAAGCGTGGCCATATTGATTTCCCACGTGGGAATGAGTTTGCTAAATGTTTCGTCGTCAATCAAGCAAATGTTGAAATCCGCTCCACAATGGTTGATGATTGATTTGATGGTGAGATGAATATATGGCTGGTTCAAATCGGTGGAATTCCTGCTGTAAAAATCCTTCCACTGACGGGCGTTTTTTTCGTAAGTGCTGTGAATCCAAAGCTTAGGTCGGTTCATTCCATAAAGAGGCGATTCGTTCAACAAATATTTGCGAATAAGCTCGTTCTCTGCATCGTTGCTGGTTAATCCCTGTTTGATTTTGTCGCCGAAATAACTGGCAACCCCGACAATGCCAATTGCAAATAAATAATGGTAAGCGTATTTTTTGTCAAACATTATTTGATATTATAATAATCGCAGATATTTTTAAAGGAAACCTACGGTTTCCTTTTGAACCTTCCCTTACTCTTATGCATTGAACAAAAAGATTGAAAAGAGGTTATTAAGACGTAAGCTTCGCTGAATACCTTGGTTCTTTTTAAACCTTCTATTAAAAATAAAAAAAAAGGGAGGGGGTCGTAGGGGGTTAAGCGAAGCGGAACCGTAGGTTCCCCTACCTTAGTTGGAGAAAGGCCGACCGAACCGATTTCTGTTTTTCCTCGTATTCTTTTTGCAAAAGGTAGTCGCGGTGTTGTTTGTTCATAATCATTTGTTCTTTTTCTCTCTGTTGTCTTTCCAACAAACTGGATGCCTCGGCTTTTGACAAAGGCGCACTCCCACCTGCGTCGCGTTCTCTTACGAACTGGTCCACCGTTTTGTATTGAGGTCTTTTGTTGAAATCCGCCTCCGAAACCGCAAACACGGTCTGGTCTTTATGCACTTTGCGCAAATCGTCAAATTTCAATTTACTAAAAACATCGCAGGCCACATATTCATTGGATTCTCCATCGTCGTCAAAATAACTGGTTCCACCACCACTTTGCATTTCTTGGACCCCTTTATACACTTGGAGAGCCGCCTGTTTCTGCTTAATTGCTTCCAGTTCGGACCCCATGTTTTTGGGATTCACCTGCCTTTTACTAAAATCGTCTATCTCCGGTTCGTCGCGTTTGAACCAGTCAAAACGGGAAGTGTCCGTTTTTCTCACCATATTTTGGTCGTACAATTCATTGAATTTGCTGTTTGAAAACTTTTTTGAAATGTTGGCGTCCGTTGGTGAAACATTGTTGCCAATGGATGCGTGCTGTTCTACGTCCGGGGTATATTGTTGCGGTCCTGCTTTTGAATCACCATTGAACTTGGATTTTTGCTTGTATATGTTCAAGACGATTTCATACGCTTGTTTGTAAAAAAGGAAATAGTTAGCAGGAAGCCGCGATTTGTCCGGATGTATCATGAGAACCTTCTTTTTGGCTGCGCGCATAGAATCTTCCGTCAAGTTGTAGGTCAAATCAAAAAGACCGAAGATTTCTTCTAAAGAATAAGTGTTTAAATCAAGATTGTGTGATGAAGCCATTTATTATATTTGCAGTATTTTATTTGGAGCAGTTTCCGACAAACAGAACTTCGTTCATCAAATTGTTGGTGAAAAATGCAAGTTCAATCACGTCTTCGTGAACCTTGTGGAAAATGGTTATATACTTGCAGAGAAAGGGCAACATTCGGTATTTCTCTACTTCTTCCAGATTCTTGGTGAACTTGACATATGTGAAAAAGTAATCCAATATGTCTATTACTGAGTATCCATAGTCGTGGATTTCGTATAATATGGCAATCGCGCCATTTAAATCACGGTCTTTCAACTTTGCAATATAACTGTCAAACTGTGTATACGATATATTGGAACACAGTTTGTGCACCAGTTCCATATTTACTGGTTTGCCCAGTATGTATATTTTTTCTAAATGGTTTATGAGAACCCGGATGGAATTGTCGCTCACATTTAACAAAAACTCCTTTGCGTCCGCGTCAATAGTGAGTTGCTCCTTTTCCACAATTTTGTTCATTGTGGTTTCCAGATTTTGGCGGTCTACTTGGTTTATTTTCAATATATGCAAGCGGGATTGCAGACTCTCGTTCACCTTCTGAATGTTGGTGCAGACCGAGATGAAATGAATGTTTTTGGAATACTTATCAATGTAATTGCGGAAAACCTGCTGGCTCTGTTCGTTTATTATGTCAATGTCGTCCACTACGATGATTTTTTTCTTTCCTGGAATGTTTGATTTTGATTGGCAAAACGTTTTCATTTCGGTGCGGAAGAACTGGATGCCCTGCTCTTTTAAATTGTTGATGAACATAATATTGTGTTCGGGGAAAACGGATTTTTCGTTCATCTTGTAATATTCGCGGATGATTGCGTAAATCAAAGATGTTTTTCCGGAACACGCGTTTCCAACAATCAGCAGATTTAGGTCGTCCAATTCTTCCAATACATTCAATACTTTTATGTGAGAAGGCTCCAAGTAAAAATCGCGGATAAAATAAGGTTTGTATTTTAATATGAAAGTATCGGGATCCATTAAATTATTAGCGAATAACGTTTTATATGGATTTTTTAATATTTTGTAAAAAAACGTATATAAATGTTTTTGCAAAATAGTTATATAATAATGCCGAACCATTACGAAACATTGGGCGTTTCCAAGGACGCCACCGAAAAAGAAATCAAACAAGCATTTCGCGCACTCTCTATGAAGTTTCATCCGGACAAGGTGAAATCTAAATCCGCGGAGGAACAAGATGAAGCCAATCGTAAGATGCAAGAAATCAATTCCGCAAACGAGGTTTTGAGTGATGAACAACAAAGACAAATGTATGATATGGAAATGAATGGTCAAGGCGGACCTTTTGGTAACCCTTTTGGTGGTCAAGGCGGACCTTTTGGCGGTCAAGGTCATCCTTTTGCCCATTTTGCCCAAAGTCAAGGCGGACCTTTTGGTCATAATGTTCATTTTGCACAAGGACCCGGTGTGAATATTTTTGAAATGTTGTTTGGTGGACAAGGTGGTGCAAACATAGAAATCAACGGGATGCCTGGAGGAATGTTTTTCCAAAGACATATCCAAAAACCCCAGCCCATTGTAAAAGATGTCAATATCACTTTAAAACAGGCATACACTGGAATTCCAGTTAAGGTTGAAGTTGAAAGATGGATTCAGGAAGGCGATTTGCGAATTAATGAAAACGAAACATTACACATTAATATTCCCCAAGGCATTGATGCAGATGAATCCATTGTTTTGCAGGGTAGTGGAAACGTTATCAATATGAACGGAAAATCTGTCAAGGGCGATGTTCAATTGAACATTCACATATCCAATGACACTGAATTTAACCGGAACAAAAACGATTTGCACTACAAAAAAATAATTACATTGAAAGAAGCGTTGTGTGGATTTAAACTCAAAATTGACCATTTAAATGGAAATCAACTCGGATTAAATGTGAACGTTGTTGTATTCACCGGTGCAAAACAGTGTTTCAAAAATCTGGGAATGGTGAGAGAAGGAGTTGTTGGAAATTTGTTTTTGGAGTTTGACGTTAAGTTTCCAGAATCCTTAACCATTGAACAAAAGGAGGCACTTAATAATATTTTGTAAAATTGAAATCTTTTTATGTATACAACTAATATGCATAAAAATAGAAAATATAATAATGACATTAACTGAGGTATTAAACTATTTGACATCCCCGGTTGGGATTTTTGGATTATGGATCGTATTGCATTTTATTGCGCCCCATCTGTATGTTTACTTCTGCACACCCGCAACTTTAATGGGGCTCGCAGTCTCGCCGTTTGTCGCACCGGCGCCTCATTGTATGGCGATTCGCTGGGTTATATACAATGGTGGAACCATGATAACCACCATGTGGATGGTCATTGGAGGTTGGTTTATCCGCAAACTGGTGAACCGTGAAATTGAACATAAAAAACGTGATTAAAATTAAAAAAAAGAAATGAAAAAGAAACAAAAAAGAAATGAAAAAAATAAAAAAATTATTTATGTTTTCGGGTTTTTTTATGTTTTTTTCCTCCACTTTGAGGTTGAATAATGGGAATATTTTCGGGCACTGGTTCTGTTACTGCGGGCGGTTCAACCACGTTTTGTTTAGTCAGTTCTTCTATTACAGGAACTTCAATGTCTTTTTCAAAAAATGTATAATAACTTAAAATTGCAGTAGATATTCCAATAAAACCATAGGTAACAGTACTTGAAGTGAATGTTGCGTTTGCAACTGTTTTTACCGAATTTACAACACTGTTAATTTTACTTTTAGCACTATCAAATAAACTCATTCTTCGTATATATATTCTTACTAAATTTATTCAAATAGTATATATATGTTTTCAAACAAAAATAATAAACTAATAAAAATGATTTTGCAAAATGGAGGACAACCCGGTATGCCTCAACCAGGATTGGTTCAAGAAATGGTTCAACCAGGATTGGTTCAACAACCTGAAATGGTTCAGCAGCCCGAAATGGTTCAGCAGCCCGAAATGGTTCAGCAGCAAGAAATAGTTCAACAACCCAGTATGCCTCAGCAACCAGAAATACCTCAACCGCCAGAAATACCTCAACCGGGATTGGTTCAGCAGCAAGAAATAGTTCAACAACCCAGTATGCCTCAGCAAGAATTTGAACCGCAACTTGAAAATGAAAATTATCCAAATACTGATTATTTATATGATAAAATCACATCGCAAGAAAATCAAAACAACATCAAAACCTATGTTTGTGTATTTTCGTTAAATAAAGAATCAGACACGCATTTTGTTAAATATATTGTTCAGCGCAAAGATTCAGTTTCGTTGCCATTTTTTGTATTTTCAAGCCAAGAAATGCCTCAGCAACAAACAGAAATGCCCTTGCAACAAACAGAAATGCCCTTGCAACAAACAGAAATGCCTTTGCAACAACCAGAAATGCCCTTGCAACAACCAGAAATGCCCTTGCAACAACCAGAAATGCCCTTGCAACAACCAGAAATGCCATTGCAACAACCAGAAATGCCATTGCAACAACCAGAAATGCCATTGCAAGAAATGCCTCAGCAACAAACAGAAATGCCTCAGCAACAAACAGAAATGCCCTTGCAAGAAATGCCTCAGCAACAACCACCAATACCTCAGCAACCGCAGATGCAAAACCAGATGCAAGGCGGTTTCAAAGACGATTCTACTGAAGAAAAAGATTTAGACACAATGTTTAAAGCAAAGACAATTGAGTTTGTCAAAACAATGTACCAATCCAGTACCTCAGAACCATCCTATATCGGCTACATACCAAATGTTTCCGAAAACGGTGCTGTTTTTGTATTCGTGAAAATAGAGTTATTATCACAACTCAATGCCGAATACATTGAAAGCATACCCAACGAACTGGTTTTTTTGTCAAAAGTATTCAACACTGAGGTTGATCAATCAATTAAGGATTTGTTCTCTAATAACACGTGGCTTTACATAAACCAAAGTCTAAGTTCACCCTTTAGTGGATATTTGTGCAAACAAAATGAACAAAACCAAATTGTGAATGTAACCAAAGAAGAGAGCGCGGCAACCAATATATATGATCAGTTTTTAATAAACATTGACGGAATGGGCAACCATTATTATTTTAGTTTTTTGCCAATTGACCCGCAAAACGCGGAATCGTATCAACGGTTCGCACTGTTCCCGAAAGAATATGATTGTATTTTAGACGATAGCAACCTGGAATATTACCGGCAAAATGCGATTTCTTTTGAACAATCAGATTCCATTTATTTCAAAGGCGATGTTCTCTCCGATAAAAAAGAAGGCCAGCAGTTTTTTGCAATGAAAAATCCTTCTCAGTTCACAAAGATTTGAGTAAAAATTATAACATATTTATATTTTATAATTTATTATGAGTAACGAAGAACAAACAAATACAGGCGGAGAAGAAACACAAGAACGTGGAGAGAAGGCGTATGCAGATACACTAAGTGAAAAAACAAACGTTTTTTTTAAATCAATGCAATTTATCGCCAATAAGCTTCTTTTAATAGATTTTTTGAAAGAGAGTTCTGGATACCGATTTTATTTATTTTTATTGTGGTTGGGGTTTGCTGGCGTAATCTATTCAATTACACTCGGTCTTAAATCGTCTCAGACTATTTTTGTTATGTACTGCTGCAATGTCTGGTTTATTGCACTCGCGGTTTTGTTTTTGTTTATTGTGAGGAACAACAAGTAATTTTTGGGATTTGTTGTTTTATAAATCTTTTGCGAATTTCATAAATTTATTGCATTCTTCCATTGATTTATCAAAATCGCCGCTCGCTATTTTGTCCATAATTATTTTGCAAGCGTCTGACCATAATTTTACCCGAATTTGCTTATCCGGAACGGGCTGAGGTGTAGGAGTAGGACTAGGATTTGATGGTGGTGTTGGAGTAGGATTTGATGGTGGTGTTGGAGTAGGATTTGATGGTGGTGTTGGACTAGGATTTGATGGTGGACTAGGATTTGATGGATTAGGACTAGGATTTGATGGTGGACTAGGATTTGATGGTGGACTAGGATTTGATGGTGGTGTTGGAGTAGGATTTGGACTAGGATTTGATGGTGGTGTTGGAGTAGGATTTGGACTAGGATTTGATGGTGGTGTTGGAGTAGGGTTCGGAGGTTTGGGAGTAGGTGGCTTCGGCTCATACATTTTGCACAATTTCTTCGGAAGCATTTCGCATACAAATCCAATAGTGTCTTCCCAAATTTGTTTGTTGATTGTTTCTTCACGAATATCATTTTTGTTAACTCCCACTCCAAATAATTCGTCCATTTCTAAAGACGCCGAAAACACAATGTTGTGCCTTACATTTTCACTATATTGATATCGCCAAGTATCGCCACTTGTTGGTTTCAAAACCTCAAATCTTGCAATTTTTTTATGGTTTCGTTCAATATATTTGCCACCTGCATTTTTCCGAAAATTCTGAATTCCAGCTCCGGTATTGACAACACAACCCAATTTCTCTACATCTGCTCTCTGTAGATTTTCCCAATTTCCACTATAACTTGATTGAACCGTAATATCGCCAACTGGTTTGAATTCTAACCCATTGTTTTCAAACGGGGTCGTGTTGTATCTCTTGGTTTTCACATTTTTTTCACGATAAAATGATTTGTTGCCATCATTAAATACACCAACCAATGTGTTTGTTTTCGTATTTTGATACACTTGAATTCGCGTTTCCAACTTGTGTTTTGCATCAATTGGATTCCAGCACATCGGGTCTAATGGGATAACTCGCTGAACGTGGTCTCCCTTTTCACTAACCAATTTGATAACAATAAGAATTTCCTTTTCAATTATTTCTTTGCAATAATTGCACCCGATGCGATAAGCCAAACTGTTGGATATATCTTTGGATTCAATCATTTCGCGCAATTCATTCACGACCGCTGGTGTTCCTGCAATGTGTTTTAAAGTTCCCGATTTATCCGGTGCAATTGCCGACCTAGCCCATAATTTCTCTGTATCCGAGGTTGCCTGGTGTGCAAATAAGGTAATGTTGTTCTTCTGGATAAATTTATCGTAGTCAAAAGCAATTTGATTAATTCTTGGACTATCAAAGGTCTTTGATACTTGCAAAACGACGCCCTTTCCTTCCGAAATCTTTGAGTTGTAAAACTTCGCCCCTGCGCCAAATCGTCCGTGCTTTGAATTTGTTGAAACTGTCCTTTTATTGAAAACGTTGGCTGCAACCAATCCGTCTTCTGTCATTCCCTTTCCATTGTCAGTGAAGATTACTTCGTTAGTTAATGTATTTACTGTAAATCCAATTAAGGTCGCGCCTGCGCTGATTGAGTTGTCCAACTCCTCACCGATGCAATCCAAAATTGTGAATCCGTAATTATTCAAATTTTTCAAAGTTCCCTCAACGTCTATCCAACTGTCTTGTGTGTTTTCCATTTTGTTCAAGTAAATAGTTTATTATATTTGTAATTTACGAATATAATATGGGTTTTTTTCAATTTTGCAAATTTTTTATACCATACTGTCATCATCTTCGTCAATTTCTAAATTGATGGAGTCAGAACCGTATTTTGCCAAATATTTTGTCAAAAAATCGTCGTCCATTTTAGTTTTAAATGCAACGTGTATCTCCTCATTCAATGGTCTGCGGCCGTGATTTGACGAAAACAAGCGCACATACTCTTCAATTTGCCGGGTTTGCTCCTTCATTTTATTGGCAATCGCCACCGTGCCATTCATAAACTTTTGCTGGATTTCTAGTTTGCGTTTTTTCTCCTGTTCCTCGCGTTCTCTCGTCTCTTTATCTAACTGAATCTTTTCTTCATATTCGTTTTTGATTTCCTCTTGTTTCTTCAACATATCTTCTTGCATCTGGGTTATTTTTTGCGAAACGACCGAATAAAAAACGTCGTCCTTCTTCCTTGTCGCGTTCGGGTCCTTGTACCAGGGATGGCGATCGTCATCGGCTGTTCCAATGATATTGCAAACATCCGGTTTCTTCAGTTTCTCAAACATTTCCGCTTTCTTCTTGAACTCCAACTCTTTCTTGGTATTTTGTTCCTGTTTCTTCTTGGAGCAGCAATCGTACCATTTTTGCACTTCTTCGCCAGAAAAGGTTACAATAAATTCATCCACAATCGGAATCGGGATGGAAGGACTCGTCTCCATCAATCGGTCAAACTCGTCGCGGTTGGTTTTCAAGAAATGGCCCGCGTCCGATGAACGCTCGTCGGGGTGTTTCGCCAATTCAATGCGAATGTTTCTTGCGAATTTGTCCCACGCAATCGCAGAGACGCGGTGCGATTCGTTGTATTCGGATATTTTCAAATACTGTTGAATGGTGGTCAAGATACCGATGAAAATATTCACGGAACCGATCACCATCGGCGCATAAGGTTGCATTGATACCGGCAAACTGCCTTGGGCAAAAGACGCGGTTCCTGAAATGGTAGACATAATGATTGCGGGAATCGTGAACCAAGCGTGTTTCTTAGAATAATTCTGGTGCGACCGCGTGTGCAACCATTTATAGCATTTCGCAATGTCGCACCATTCCACTAAGATTTTCTCGTTCTCGGGAGACCACTCAACTTTGATTTCGGGCTCTTTTTTTTCGGATTCGTCTGCAGTTGATTCTTCCGGTTTCGGGTTTTCAGCATTTTTTGGTTTTTCAGCCATTAATTATAATATATGAGAGAAAAAATAAAGTCAATTCTGACTAAACAATGTAAAAATAAAATTATCAAAATCATATAATGTCGCAGTTTGTCACTTGCAAATTATACGGCGGACTTGGCAACCAATTGTTCCAGGTTTTTGCAACCATTGCCTATTCTCTTCGGCATAACATTGAATTCCTCTTTGAATATACGCCGAATCTAGGCAAGCGCAATACCTATTGGAACACTTTTTTGTCCTCAATTATTGACCACACCGCGACCAATATTCCGGATGCAACGTTGGTTGACCAAGGAGGTCACGGATTCGTTAATTTAAGAGAACCTTTGCCGAACGAAAATATCATGCTCAATGGATATTTTCAAAGTTATCTTTTCTTTGAGGACCATTCTAAAACCATTTTGAAAATGATAGATGTAGAGAAACAACGAATGATTGAAAAAATCCATAAAAATAGCATTTCTCTTCATTTTCGGAGGGGCGATTACAAGGGTTTGGAAGATTGCCACCCCATTATGAAGATGGATTATTATGCAAATGCGCTTAATTATATAATGGTTTTAGGCGAAGGAACGACAGACGAAGGAACGACAGGCGAAGGAACGACAGGCGAAGGAACGACTACAGTCTACTATTTTTGCGAAGAAGAAGACCTTGAAAGTGTAGAGAAAGACGTATCCATATTAAAAAACGAATTTAGCAACAATTTTGTTTTTGAGCGACATTTAGAAAATACCGATTGGGAAGAGATGCTTGCAATGAGTTGCTGCAAACACAACATCATTGCAAATAGCAGTTTCAGTTGGTGGGGTGCCTACCTGAATCCGAATTCGGACAAAATTGTGTGCTACCCTACGACCTGGTTCGGACCCCTCATTTGCGAAAACACGGACGCAATGTTTCCACCAAATTGGATAAAAATATAATTATATTACAATAAGATGGAAGACCAGATGTTTCAATTGAAAAACGATTTTGAAAATGTGAAAAACATTGTTGACAAAATCGCAGAGATAAAAACAGCCATCAAGAAAAAACTCGGACAGTTGAAAGAAATCCACGCCGACTTAATCAAGACCAACGATTCCAAAAAGATTTTTCTTATTTGTCTGGAGTCGTTTCATTTTCAGTACAAGGCGATGATTTTTGACTCCGACAATTTGCAGAGAAACTTTCTCCTTCTCACCAATCGCACGTTTTGCGACTACACGAGCTTGTATGGTTTACTGCAAAAGATGTTTGAAGACTACAAGATTGATATTCCGACCGCGACTGTGCACCCCGTGTATAATGATTTGGATCCTTATTGTGAGTACAAAATGGAAGATATTAATTTGGTGCACGACAATTCAGTGGAATTGATAATGTGTTTGATTTGCAAATTGAGAGAGAGTGAAAATACTGTTAGCAAATACAAGGTCAAGTCCAAAAGCGGAATCCGAATCGCCAATTTCATAAACACGCTGGAGTATGACAACAATATTCTGAGAGACCAGATTGAACTCTACATCAATTACTGCGATTTCTTTCAAAGCACCCAGCATAAATATTTCAATAAATTGTTGGAAAAAATAAAGGCGTTGCAACACGATATTGATGAAGACATCAAGTTTCACGAAACCCAGTTGCCCATAGATGAAGACGAGACAAACGGAGACGAGGCAAACGGAGACGAGGCGGTTTCTCAGTGGACCACAAATCCACTAATTCTTACGCATCCGGTGCATTATGATCCGAGTGGGTCAAAAGACTTGACTGAACCAAAAGACCCATCTGGAGCAAGTCCTTTAACCGATAACAATTGGGGAATTGCATTTGAAGATTTAGGTAAGGAAGATGAAGATAAAGAGGATGACGAATCAAAATCCCCCATAAATAAAAAAAAAAATAAAAAAAATAAGAAATAACCTTGAAAATATATCATTATATATTTGCGAAAAATATACAATGAATTGTGTAGAGGGAAAAAATGGTTCTCTCATTTAAAAGATAAATTTCTCAAACGTTTTTCGTTTCTTGAACGATCTTCGTTTCTTGAATTTTTTAAAATGTTTATTCACTGTTTTTTTCTGTTTTGTTTTTTTCTCTCGTATTGCATCTGGCGATAACATAATTTCCGGTTTTACCTTTTCCAAAACACGCGTTTTTGTTTTTTTACGTTCACTATTTGGATTGTATTTCAAAAACCACTCATCATATTCTGGTGTGCCTTTTTTCCCCATTAATTCCTTGAATTTTTCCGCTTTTTGTGTGCGAATGTCTTCCAACATTTTTTGTTTTCCATAACATTCAATAGAGAAACGTTTCAACAACCCTTCTTGACTAAGTCGGTTTCTCTGTTGGACGTCAAATAGAAACATCGCCATACACAATATCTTGTCTTTATTTTTATAATACTCTTTCTTTGAATAGAGAAACGCCAAATAAAACGACAACAACGTATCAATGGTTGCAACATTGATTTCCTTCGCATCAACCTTGATTTTGTTGTAGCTGTGGCACGCAATTGGCTCGTAAATGAACGCAACCGAATCTTCGCCAATCTTGATTTCAATATTTCGCGGAATAATTTCATTGATTTCCGCGTGTTCTACCAAGACAATTTTATCCTTGATTTTGGTTTCAAGTTGTTCTTTTACAATAATGGCACACTTATCAATGTCCTCAACAATTACATCAAAGTCCGCGGTTTTCTCTACTTTGCGCTTCTCGTTTTCAGGCATATACTTGGAATAGAGAGAGCACGCATACCCTCCAATAAAAATTGCACCCAGTGACATTAAACTGTCGCGAATAATGATGTGGATGTCTTCTTCTATTTCTTTAGACGACAAAGTTGATAAACCTTTTCCACTTGCATTGTCTTTGCTAATTATAGACTGAATGGTTTCCTCCTCCATTTTTTTCTGAAACTCTACCTGGTTGCAATTTGTGGTTGGATTCACGGGATAGTGCTTGTTCAACAGTGACAACCGTTTGAACACTTTTTCCCAACGAGTCACATCGCCCATCGGTCTGGACAATTCTAAATACATATTCATACGCAGAAAATTGGCGGGGGCATACTTGATTCCCGCAACCTTGATTGCATCCTTGTACAAAGCGTCAAATATATCCTCGTGCAAATGCGTGATATCGGCCACGGCAATAAAATTCACAAAAACCTTGTACGTTCCGTGGTGGACGCCGGATTTCGCCTCAACCTCTTTGTATCCCGCGTCGGCATAAATGTTTGCCAATTCAATTGCATCATTCAAAGCATTTTTGGAATAGAAATCGTAGTCGGGAATTTCAATTTCTCTGTTGTAAAACTGGTCTTGTTTTGGCAAAATATTGTTGATGGCGGTGCCTCCATAACAAATGAGCGGTTTTCTTTCCAAAAATGTTTCTAAAATTTTGATAATTTTTTGCACATCGTCGTTCATGACCGTTTTTTTTGCACGTATGGTTTCACTTTCGTCCACGGCTTGTCGTAAAATTGCCAACTCGCATTCTTCAAAACTCATTTTGTTGTTACATAATGGGTTGTCGTATTTGCTCATTATATAAAACGCATATATAAAAATAAAGGAAACCTACGGTTTCCTTTTGAACCTTCCCTTTTAATGGAACCAAGGTTAAACAAGATTATGCATTTTAATGGAACCAAGGTTAAACAAGATTATGCCTTTTAAGGGAACCAAGGTTAAACAAGATTATGCCTTTTGAGGAGGGGTCAAAAGGCATAAAGGGTGAAACCTGACAGTTTATAGCTTTGCTGAATACATAGGTTCTCTTTGAGGAGGGATCAAAAGGGAACCTAGGTTCTCTTTGCGGAATTCCCCTCTCTTTCTTTCAAAATAAGCACAGACGCTGGAACAAACGATGCTTGGCCACTGTTAAATATATTTTCGTACGCGGTTAGTTCATCGCTATTTTTGTAAAATTTAAATAGCAAGAACTGGGGGTGCAACTTTGACATTATTTCTACCGGGTTTGGCGGACTAAGTTGCTCAATTTGCGTAGGCGTGATTATCATAAATCGTTTATTGTCGGTCTTGGTTCCATTCTGATTTGTCATAATGGAACTTTGTGGAAGTGTGTCTAAATCCGCATATGTGTATTTTGGAAAACTGATGTCACCAGCTTCCATATTCACATAATCGGATAATTTGAAGCAGGGGCTGGATGGGCATTTGATTAATTGTCTATAATTTGGTGAAGTTGTTACATCCAATATAATAACCACTTTCCCCATTATGTTTTTCAACATCGTTTCTCCATTTACCTCGCCTTTGTATAATTTGTTTTTAAATACGGAGTCAATGTGTTTTGCAATGCGCGAATATGTCTCGGTGCTATTGTTTTTGATTCGCAACAATACAAACAATGGGTCATTTGGCGAAGGAGCCGGTTCAGTGAATCCATATCCAATTGTTGTTGTAAATGCATTTACCAATGATAACCGATTCTCGCTCTCATTTTCAGTGTCCATACTTTGGTATTGTTTGTCTTCAGAATATGATACATACTCAATGTCGTTTCGCGTATAAATTTCAAAATCTATAAGACGGCATCCTCTTGCCAATACGTTTTGAATTTGCGTCTTGTCGGCAATATTAGATTCATTAATCGCACTGTTGTATGATGATTTCACAATAAACTCGCGAATTGGTAGAGAAAGATGTTTTTCGGGAGGAGAACTGATTGTGATTCCTGGAGATTCAAATCCTTCTTTCAATTCTTGTTTTTCTTTGGCATAATTTATCTTAATCGTTTGTCGCGACTTTATTAAATTGTGAATTATGAGAAATGCGACAACTACAATTACTAAAATTAAAATTTTTTTGACCAGATGCATTCTATATTAGATAGACCGAAAAAAAAATAAGAGAACCTACGGATTTCGCTTCGCTTACCCCCTATGAACCCTCCCTTATAATAAGGCAATTCAAATATGTTTTTTAAGGGAAGCGTCAAAGATGTGAGCCTACGGATTCAAGTACCAGAAGGGCTTGACCGTATGTTTATTTTAAAGGAGGGGTTAAAGGGGAACGTAGTTCTCCTTGAGGGTTCATAAGGGAACGTAGTTCCCTTATAATTAATAGCACACAAACAAATTTAAATCCACAGTTGTATTATATAATATACAATGGCCGGTGGATTACTAAATCTTGTTGCCGAAGGAGCAAATAATACAATTATTCAAGGCGGCGACAGTCAGAAAACTTTATTCAGAGCAACCTACAAAAAAATAACAAATTTTGGTCTTCAAAAATTCCGAATTGATTACGACGGTCTTCGCGATTTGCGGACATCCGAGGCATCCACATTTTCGTTTAAAATGCCCCGATACGCTGAGTTGCTAATGGACACATATATTGTCATTACCTTACCCCATATTTGGAGCCCCATCTATCATCCTTGCCCCGAAACAAACAATAAATGGGGATCCTATGATTTTCGCTGGATTAAAGACATTGGTACGCATATCATCAAGGAGATTGAAATCAAGTGTGGAAATTTCACTTTGCAGAAATACTCGGGCGATTATTTAGCGGCAATGGTGGAACGCGATTTCAACGAGTCCAAGAAGGGACTTTTCAATCAAATGTCCGGAAATGTCCCCGAGATTAATGACCCTGCTAATGCTTACGGACGTGCAAATACATACCCGTCCGCTTTTTATACGGGGAGCACTTTGGGTGCGGAGCCTTCAATCCGAGGCAGAACCCTTTATATCCCAATCAATGCTTGGTTTACTCTTGACAGCAAATGCGCTTTCCCAATGGCTTCTCTGCAATACAATGAATTGTATATTAATGTTACGCTGAGACCCATTGAAGAACTGTTTCAGGTGCGTGATGTGTTTGATGACGTCAACAATTATCCCTATATCCGCCCCGATTTCACACAAGACCGATTCCAGCTTTACCGGTTCTTGCAAACCCCTCCTTCCGAAATAATTGCCAAGGATAAATATCCGAGCATTATTAATGGTTGGAACGCGGACATCCACATTTTAGCAACTTATTGTTTTTTATCCAAGGAAGAAACCAAAACTTTTACGGCGGAGAATCAAGTGTATTTGATAAAAGACATCATTGAATACAACTATGAAAATGTCACCGGTTCCAAGAAAATCAAAGTCTTGTCCAATGGAATGGTGGCGAATTGGATGTGGTATATGCAGAGAAACGACGTATATATGCGAAACGAATGGAGCAATTATACAAATTGGCCTTATCGGACAATTCCGGGAGATATTCAGAATGCACCAGCTATTGGAACAAATCCGGAAATTTATTATAATGAAGACGATACCCGATTAATAGGACCTTTGATAAACCCCGATGGAAAAAACACGGGTTACTTTATTACTGGCGATTTCACGGTTGAGAATCGGAAAGAGATTTTGGAAACAATGGGTATTCTTTTCAACGGCGAATACAGAGAAAACCTTTTGACTCGCGAAGTGTTTGAATATGTTGAAAAGTATACACGCACAGCAGGATTTTCCAACAATGGACTTTATTGTTACAATTTCTGCTTGAATACGGACCCGAGCGAATATCAGCCAACCGGCGCAATCAATATGTCAAAATTCAAAACTGTAGAGATTGAAATCAACACTTTTGTTCCGCAGTTTGATTTGCAAAATTACGATTATCAAATCACGTGCAATGGTGAGGGAGTTGTTATTGCAACTAATGCACCAACATGGCGTCTTTATGAATACAGCTATAATATGAAATTGTTTGAAGAGAGATACAACGTGTTGTCATTTGTGGGTGGGTATTGTGGTCTTTTGTATGCCAAATAAGGGAACTACGTTCCCTTATGAACCCTCCTTTTAACGTTCCACTTCGCTTACCCCTTCATTAAAAGGAGGGGTTAAAGGAAACCGTAGGTTTCCTTTAGTATATATATAGTGAATGACCACTTGGATTAACAAAGATAAATTTAAAGAAGAAAACTTTAGTATAAAAGAAGGATTTGATAATGAGCCGGATACTGATAAAAATCCACTTGAACAATTTTTGAAAGCAAACCCTTTAAAATCCATTTTTGACAGAGAAGTGGTGGATTCGCGAAATTTACAAGAAGCATTTAATCCAAACAAAGAATTAAACCCCATTGGTGACCAAGACGACATTGATAATATCAACCCAATTGGAACCCCCGACGATGAAATTTTCAAGGGAAAGTATTCTACAAAAATAAAAAACAAAAACAAGAGAGTTCTAACACACGCGGACATTAAGCGCGACAATGCACTAATACAATCAATTATGATTTCTTTGTTTTCTCTTTTTATCACACTTTATGTAAGTTATAATTGGTATTTCAATTTGACCGAGGGATTTTCAAAGAGGATCAAGTTTTACGAAAAGTTTGACGTCGTGAATTATATGTATTTTTTCAGTGAATACTTCTACAAAATTGTAGAATTCTTTGATTCAACAATTTCTATAAAAATACCGAGTTTTGTGAAAACATTGAAAGGCAGTTTTTTCAAAGAACGCTCCATTTTTATTCTTATTTTCTTTATTTCTCACTATGCCGTTAAATCAATCATTTCATTGGTTATGCGTATCTATCGGTATATAAATACTTTTGCTGAAACTGGTAATTTGAATCTTGTGAAACTTTTATATGACCCCAAAAGCACGAATATCTATACAACTTTTCTTTTTGTTTGGTTTGTGATTGAAGGTATCATTTCAAGTTTTAGTTCTGGATATAAAAAAAAGGCTATGAATGAATTAGACCCGAGCACCGTTGACGAGAGTACTGTTAACCCAAGCGATTCATTCAAGGCGTCAATGACCGAGTTTAAAATTGCGCATCCTCTCAGTTATTTAATTATTATATTGATTCGCATTGCAATTGTATATGGTCCAACTGTTGCTTTTTCTTCTACTTTATTTTTCCTTTACTTTAAATTTTACTCTTTGTTTGGTATCCCGTATTATTTGAAATTCAACAGTGACCCAATTGACGAATCCAATTTATACAATGGTGTGAGAGAAGGCTCTTTTCTGGATATGTTTCGGCGAATTCACGCAGTTATGAATGCAAACCACGTATTCACCGAAATCAAAGATGAACCGGAAGGATTTAATTGGATTGGTAGTAAGGTAGAGTGGATTTCCCGACTATTTTTCAACAATTTACCGTTTTTGATTCTGTTTTTTGGATTAATCAAATCGGTTCCATCCATTTTGAAGATTTATTCGCCCATGTACAAATGGACTGGAATTGGATTAATTGGTTTTTTCGGTATTGCATTAATTAAATTTATGTTGGTAGAGAATCCAAAAATTTACGTTTTACAACAAATGATAATAAATAATGTGAACACCAGTATGAAATCACTTTCCAAGATTTTTGAAAAAAAAGATGATGATGCAACCATTAACGAAACCGTACCTGCAACCGTACCTGCAACCGTACCCGTACCTGCAACCGCACCTTAAAAACAATACCCCAAATAACAATATAAATATAATTTGATTAAAATAATATTTATAATGCCGAGAGCCAAACCACATGAAACTAAATTAAAAAAAAAGTATTACCCACTTGTCAGCATATGCACTCCTACATTTAACCGCCGACCTTTTATTCCAACTATGTTTGAATGTTTTCGCAACCAGACTTATCCCAAAGACCGAATGGAGTGGATTATTGTGGACGACGGAACCGACCGAATCCGCGATTTGGTGGAAAGTTCCGGAATTACCCAAATCAAATACTTTGAAATGCCGAAAAAGGTTTCACTTGGAGAGAAGCGCAACTATATGCACAGCAAAGCGACCGGAACTATTATTGTATATATGGATGATGACGATTACTACCCTCCCGAACGTGTCTCTCACGCGGTTGAGAAATTAATGGACAACAAACAAGCATTGTGCGCGGGGTCCAGTGAAATCTATATTTATTTCAAACATATAAAAAAAATGATTCAGTTCGGGCCCTATGGGCCCAACCACGCAACCGCGGGAACATTTGCTTTTCGCGCAGAACTTTTGAAACAAACACGGTACCAAGACCACGCGGCGGTTGCGGAAGAACGCGAATTTCTCAAAGGATACACAATTCCATTTGTTCAATTAGACCCGATGAAAACCATTCTTTGTTTCTCGCACGAACAAAACACATTTGATAAGCGCAAATTGTTGGACAATCCGCACCCCGATTATGTGAAAGAATCGTCCAAAAAAATAACCGATTTCATTCGTTTGGAAAAGGAGGCAACCATTAAAAAGTTTTTTGTGGAAGACATTGACCCACTTCTGGAAAAATACGAACCCGGAAACCCCAAAATGAAACCCGACGTTTTGAAACAGATTGCGCAAATTGAAAAAGATCGCGATAAAATGGTGCAGGAAGAGATGGCAAAAAATGGACAAATTATGCTGAATCAACCTGGAAAACCACCCGTACCGATGTCAATGACACAAGTTGCTGATTTGTTGTCAAACCAGGGTCAGCAACTTCAAGCATATGAAAGACGCATTGCTGAACTTGAAAATATAAACCGAAATTTGCAAAAACTTCTTCTTGAAAAATCAGTACCAAAAGAAGATGATTTGCAGAAACCGAGTACATTGCAAGAAATGAATACATTGTATGGACCGGCTTTACCACCAACCCAAACAAAAACGCCAGATCCGGTCTCAAAATCCCAACCACTTTTTAAACTGGATGCGTCAATGATTTAGAAAATATTTAAGAAAATATTTAAGAAAAATCTTTTTATAATTTAGGATATTTTATATAACGCTATTATATAAAATGCCAAGAGCCCCCGCTGAAAACACCCTCGTGAAAAAGACAATGACAAAAATTAAAAGCTGTACTAAAAAGTACAGAAAAGCCGTTCGTACGTATTACAAAGCCAGTGCAACTTTCGGTAACTATCGGGGTACTGATTCAAAGCGCCGTACAACATTATATAAAAAATCGGAAAAGGCAAGTGATAAGGCGGACAAAATCCAAGACGAGTGCAAACAGCATCGTGTAATTTTACAGCATTTGATGCGTTCCAAACAAGTTGTCAAGGAAGACAACAAGGTCAAGATTCAAAATTTGTTTGCCGAACTTGATAAAGATGAAATGGAGTGGTCGTCCAATACTTCAAGTGATAAGGAGGCTATGGAATACCCTATGGGGCGTAATATTTAAACCCTTAAAGAATTAAAATGTCCCATTTTAAATCTTCACTTGTATAAATCTTTACTGGTTAAGGCGCCCTTTCCCTTTGTTTTTGTAGTTGGTTATATTATTTTTTTTTGCAAAAATAATATAAAATAAGGAGGGTTCATAAGGGAACTACGTTCCCTTATTCATCTTCAAAGTCATCAACCACAACATCCTTCTTGACATTTTTGTCTAAATACCGATAAATTCTTTTTATATCTAATTTATTGATATCATACGTTTCAAACACCTTCTCTACAGAATTTAAAACATTCACGTCGTTCACAACATCCAGTTTCTTGTTTGAATAAAAAATCCGCAAATCTTGGAACAAAGACATCAAATCTTTCTTGTCCAAATCCAGTTTCTGACACAAATCGTAAATGAACTCAATATTATTGTACTCTGTTGAATACTTGGTCAAAACCTTGGTAAAACGCACTTCATCCAACTTGGATGTTCCTTCCTTGATTAAATGGAAAATCCGATTGTTGTTGAACGTTTTCATCAAACTGCTCATCTCATTGAAATGCCAAATCTGGTTCTGAAATGTGATGCGGTCAATATAGTCCGAATAACACACATTCTCTAAAAAACGCAAATAAAACGGCAACGACTTTTGTGGAATTGCATCCACGATGTTTTCGTGCCAAAGCAATGCCACCGTGGTTCGGTCAGTTTCATTCATCAATGTATTGTGGTCTTCCATTTTGTATGGATGCGCAATCAGCGATTTGGTTATTTTATTGGTGTCTTCGTTGAAGGTTTTTATATTCAGGATTTTTTGCAAAATCTCTGCATCAATTAGGTCGGGGTTTTTATTGTAGAGTTTTTTAATAAATTCCAATTTTCGCAAATCTCCAGAAACGTATTTTTCAATTATGTTTACTTTCAATTCCTCTATTTTAGGAAAAGTGGTTTTTACCAGGCTCGTTATTTGTTGGGTCGTTGGCGTTTTCAATTCAAACAAGTTGCAGACTTTCATCAGTTCTTTGATTTTCTTGTCCACATTGTAGTTTCCAATACATATAATTGGATTCAGTGTCATATTTTCCAATCGCTGTTTTTTCGTCTTTTTTTGGCGAATTAGCTTGATCAGGGCAGTGAGACCACCCTTGTCGCCACTGTTCATTCCGTCAATTTCGTCCATTACGATGGCAATTTTCTTGACGCGTTTGTGCATCATATCCAGCACGTTGCACGAAGAAATGTTGTTGCTTGCAATGTTTTCAATAAGTGCCTTGTTTCTTACGTCGCCGGCGTCATAGTGGATGACATCGTAGTTCATTTTTTTCAAGATGTTCATTACGAATGTGGTTTTTCCAACACCGGAAGAACCATAGATGTAAAACCCTTTCTTGAAATTCACATTTGTGTGATTTTTCTCAAAGTTGTTGAGTATCTCACACATCTCTTTTTCGGTTTGTTCTCTGCAAAATATTTGGTTCATTATTTTAATTAACGGGTAATCTTTAATTAAAGTAAAAAAATATAGTTTTGTTCTCGTATGAACGCATAAGGGAAACCTACGGTTAAGCCGGTCGGGCTTCGCCCTTTCCCCTATGACCCCTTCCCTTTAAGGGAACTCGTCGTTCCCTTATGAACCCATACTAATAAAATTTTAAAAAAAAACATTATGACCCCAATATCAAAAAGGAGGGGTCATAGGGGAACCTACGGTTCTCCTACTAACGGCCGAACTTACTGAAATCGGTCGTTATCGCCATAAAATTCCCCCCCTTGGATTGCAATGCGCCATTGTATGAATATGGGTCATTGGGTTTGCTGTTGGGATAATTGGGGACACCGGTACTATTACTTCCCGGTCTATATGCTTGACTACTTGAAGGATATCCTGACGCGTTTGCACTACTACTGGTATTCATCGGTCCACCATATGATTGTTGGTATCCGATTCTGTCTAATCCAAGCGCACTCGCAGTTGACCCCAATACGTTTCCGGCAGTGTTGAAGGTATTACTAACAATGTTTCCTGCAGTATCTACCGTTTTATTCACAACGTTTCCTGCGACATCCACTGTTTTTTCAACCACGTTTCCTGCTGCATCTACCGTTTTTTCAACCACGTTTCCTGCTGCATCCGCAGTTTTTCCCAAGATAGTTCCTGTTGCATCCACTGTATTGGCCACTGCACTTCCTGTGGCACCAACTGCGGTTTTGGTATCAAAAGCAAGCGATGAAGTCTCGGTTGTTTTGGTTCCGGAACCGCCTTTTCCTCCGCAATCTGTGCAGACACCCTCGGTTTTGCATCCCGGGCACGCAGGGCAAACCGGTGGGACAATCTGGGTTTTCAACAAGTAGTCGTTGGAATTGTTGGAGCCAACCGCATTGGTGTTGAAATAAATATACCACCTAGCAAATGAATCCAATAATTCATTGTTTCCACTTACATCAACTGCAGCCGCAGGAGATGCTTTTGGTGTTGCAGTTACCGGGTTTGCATTGTAAAGCCCGTCGCGAACAAAACGACGGCATTTGCTTGCCCTTACCATTCCATTTGATTCCATCATGTTTCTAAAAACAGATAAAATTGTATTGTCACCATTTGCCCAGTACATGATGGTATGATCATTGGTTGCATCTTGGATAAAATAGGGGGCAACCGATGTTTGGCTAAATGAAGTTTGAGACGCGGGTGTTGTATCACCGGTTGCTTGAGCCGTATATGAATAACTGGACGTTTTGCTTCCTCTTGCATATACATCCAACTTGGCGTCGGTGCCATTTGTCTTTATTAGTAAGTTGCCGTTCTTAGCATCAAACCAAACGTTGGATACGATTTGGTAAACGGGTTGGACCTTGTTGTAGAAATCCACCACAACATTTGTGTCGTCTTTTCCATCACTGGTATAAGTGAATGCCGGTTTCAAATTAATTGTGTCAGACGCCGTATAACTATTGGTGGATTGTTTCATGGTGCCATTGAAATACGCTGAGACCGCAGGTCTATAAGAACTAACTGTGGTGGTATTTCCAGAAACAATGCTATTTCCAGAAATGGTTGCATTTGCTAAATCCATTACATACATGTAAGTATCATTGCCCCAAGTGATATAATTCAATTGATTTGTACTTTGCAATCCCTTAATAGACCATTGTGTTTCTAAAGATTCAATGGTCTTGACCTTGCTTTCTTCGCATTGTTGGGACATGATGGTGTTGCCTGAACCGCGTGTGTAAGTGTATATTGGGTCCATTTTTCTTGGAACTACATCAATGGATGAAACCGATGCACCAGTTGAATCTGCTGTGTTCACGTAGGGAGACGCTGTTATAATTACAGCGTTTCCATTTCGGTTATCGTAGAAAATATCGTCATACAGTTTGATAATTGCGTTTCCTGAATCATATGCAGGTACAGTTTGAGAACTGAAACTATTGGCGTCTTTGAGATACCCAATGAACCCCTCGGAAACAAGTCCCCACCGTTTTACCGTTGTGGCAATGACCAATATGATTAATAGTGTAAAAAATAATAATAGTGGACTTAATTTGATTTCACTTAACATTGTAAATATATATTGTATCGCGAGAAAATAGAGAATTCTTTTAATATACACCGTTTTAAATATTTGCTTGTATAAATGTGTATCTAAGCTTGTAAAATTGATTTATAAACACCATAATTAACAATTTGCAAAAACAAATAAACCTAAATATATATTGAATCAAATGGAACCGAATGCCGAACCTAAACCAAATGCTACGCCAGTAAAAGCGAAAAAAGAGAGAAAAGAAAAAGTTATAAAACCAAAAGCTGAGCCCAAACCGAAGGCCGAGCCTAAACCGAAGGCCGAGCCTAAACCGAAGGCTTTACTAAAACCTTGCTACAGTGAAGACACCGAGTTTGAAATTGGCATTGACGAGGCAGGTCGCGGACCCTTGTTTGGGCGAGTTTACGTCGCCGGTGTGATTTTACCTAAAGATGTGGATTTGTTCCATCACGATTGGATGAAAGACAGCAAACAAATCAAATCTAGAAAAAAGATGGTGGAACTCGCCGACTACATAAAATCAAAAGCAATCGCGTGGCATATCTACTATGCTGAAGCGGATGAAATTGACAGCACCGGTATTCTTAATTGTGTGATGAAAGGGATGCACCAGTGTGTTACTGAAAATCTGAAGAAAATCGCTTCTACAAATATTCGCAATGGTTTGTTGTTGGTGGATGGGAATTATTTCCGACCCTATTCCAGATTTGATGAAGAGACTGAATCACTCATAACAATGCCCCACGAAACTGTAGAAAAAGGAGACGGCACGTATTCGTCCATTGCGGCTGCATCCATTTTAGCAAAAAACGAGCGAGATACTTATATGGAGGCCTTGTGTTTAAAACATCCAGAATTAGGAGAGAAATACTCGTTGCATACCAATATGGGATATGGCACAAAGGCGCATTTTGAGGGGATAAGGGAGCATGGAATTACTGAGTGGCACCGAAAATCCTATAAGGGGGTTTGTTAAACCTTTGACCAAAATTATTATTACAATAATTCAAACATTTATTGTAATATTTTTTAAAGGGAACGTAGTTCTTTTTATACCTCGCTTCGCTCGGAGGCTCGCCTTAAGGGAAGGAGTCATAGAGGAAACCGTAGGTTTCCTTTAAAATAGCTTCTCCAATTCCGATTTGGAAACATTTTTTATGCAACACTCTTTGTCCATCTTAGAATACCCAATCATAAACTCTTCTTCGCCTGTTTGGACAAACCCTAAAACATATTCCACCTTCTCTCCTTCCAACGTAAAGAACTTGGTCCAACGTTTGACTTCACCCGTCTCCAAATCCAATGCAACCAAAATATGATAGTAGTATCTGCGGTCCTCATACGACACCGCGTGTGCAATAAACCAGGTTTCATTACCCACACGAATACCATTGGTGGATCCGCGGAGGACTTCAAAGAACCTCGGTGATTTCATATCTCTCTTATTCTGCAACATATTTGCATACCCGATTTCATAGGTGGTTCGCCAGTCATAGACGACGCGTATCTTATCATTGGAATCCGCATACAAAACCCAGTTCTTCTCTATCTTGGAACATCCGTCGGTCTTTGTCAAAAACGAAGAGCGGGTACACTGGTTTTCATAATCAATGGTTCCATATTCCACCTGCATTTTTCCATCCTGGGTTCCGCGATTGGCCGTGAAATGGGTCTTGCCATTATGCTCAAACAACCGGATATCCTCCAAGCCCACATATCGCCCGTCTAGTTCTCTGTTATATCCTAGTTCAAAAGTCTTGGAACCAACCGTCACCATATTTTTTGTTGTGATGTGTTCTTTATTAATATACCCACCATTCTCGTCAATGTAGTAATTGACGTGTCTGCGATTAATTACAGTCTCTCCATTGTGTACGCAAAAAGAAGGCGTACTAATATTGAATCCGTCCTCTGTAGCAAAATGCTCATTGTTCAACGAATTGTTCGTTAATGCCAATGGTTTGCAATAAAACTTGTAATTGGACAACACATTCTTCAAAATGGAATCCTCAATGTTTTTTGCAGTTAGCACGCGCATACTTAGCGCCGCCAGATCAATGTTTTCCGGATTGTAATAGTATCCCACTATACTATACTCGTAATCAATCTTGTAATCATACACGTCATTCTGCAAAAACAAATAATCAATCTTGGACTTATCCACGCCCTTCAACTGTTCTTGCGCAATCTTGTAAAATTCGTATGCTAACTTATGCTTTGACTCGTTCCTATAATAATGGATTATCTCGTAAATGTTCTCCAGACGCTTCGGGAAATAGTCGTAGGCTAACAACCAGTATGCAATGGCCGAATGAGGCTGACCTGACCAATTGTAGCATCGCCCAATACTGTAATAACTGTGCCATACCTCGTCAAACCATCCGCCAATTTCAATTCGCTTTTTATACATTTCTATCGCCTTCTCTCGGTTCCCATTGTCGCGATAACTATTGGCCAAGTAAAATGTGTATCTATCGTTGTTCGGCTTCTCTATTAATCCTTGCGTCAATAAACGAATATCTCGCTCAAACTTATCGGCTTTGGCGCCACCATCTCCGATATCATCAATGAAAAGCGTTCTTCTCTCTATCTGCGAATAATTGGTTCCATCGGGGGTGCTAATAACCTCGTGAGTGACGCCCCAGTATTTTATCCCCATATTGTTCTTGACAATTCTGACGTTTTTGTAAGAAAATCTGTCGCTTCCCTGGAATAAATGGAAGACGTCGGCTGTTGACAATTGGTTTTTAAACGTTTGTAAATTGAAGTCGGGTCCCTTTACCAAAACCATATCCGCATCCAATAGCAAAATGTAATCGGCAGAAACCTTTCCGGTATTCATAACATCTTTGCACGCATCCAGTGCGAATGTCCGATTGTACTCAAAATTCTTAAATGGTTCTACAATAACACACCCTGGAATATTGTGCGCAGAAAAATATTGTTCTATCAGCTTCACTGTGTGGTCAGTGCTTCCCGTGTCGCAAATGCAATAACAGTCAATAATGTCCACAATGGAATCAAAAAGACGCGTGATGATTTTGGATTCGTTTTTCACAATCATGTTCAAACACAGTTTAGGCATTTCTCTATGAACATACCTAGAATATGTGTTTATACCTTTTTACAAGAAACCTACGATTATTCAGCGACGCTTATGTCTATGAATCTTCCCTTTTCTTTTATGCAATTAAAATATATTATGGCTTGCAGTCGGTATAATAATGATGAAAATAGAATAGAGAAACGCAATGCAATCAGCACATTTGCGGGAAGGTATGCAATGGATGTTCCCGGACCCGGCGACAATATGGATTTCAACGCGGACCCGCATCTTCGTATCACCAAATGGGGTGCCAATTTTCGCGAAAATATGATGGATATTAACAGTGATTTGCGTGGATTAACGCGTCCTTTGAACCGCGATTTGCCGGATGTGAATTGCTATCAGAAACACGCAACCAAATCGTCAGCCACCACGTATGGAGAAACCAATTATATAACCGATGATTCACGTGCGACGAATCCAGCGTGGACATATAGAGAAATAGAACAAAACAGGTGGGAACAACCCTTGCTGAATCCTTTAGACCAGTTGGAAAAACCGTTTCACAATAACTTGAACACGCGGATTTTAGAGAGAGACCACTTTGTGCCGCAAAATAACAAATTGCAAATCGCGACCCCTTTCCCGACCCTAAAATAAGGGAACCAAGGTTCCCTTATGCCATTAACCAAATAAAGGAAACTGACGGTTCAGCTTCGCTTTCGCCCTTAAACTCTTACTTTAATGAAACCAAAGTTTTCAACTTTGCTTGCATTTTATAATTTCCATTTTAATGGAACAAATAATTTATTATACCCTTTTTTGAATATAACCGTTTAAGGGAGGGTTCATAAGGGAACCGTAGGTTCTCTTATTTTTTTGGGATTACTAATATATAGTTTATTATGGAATTAGCAATACCTTTAGTCGCATTAGGCAGTTTATACATTGTATCAAATCAAAAAAAAGAACCAAAGCCCGTCAATGAGGGGTTTTTGCCAAACACCAATGTTCCCGATACAAATTACAATGAACAGGTTTCCCAAGAGTTGTCGTCCAAACTCGCCACAATGAATAAATACGACGGCCCCTCCGTTTACACCGACAAATACTTCAATCCTTATGCCAAGGGCAGTTTAGTAAAAGAGACCATCAATGCCGATACAAACCAATACAAATCGTTAAATGGCGAGAGCGTCGGGTCCAACTACTTTGAGCACAACAATATGATGCCGTTTTTTGGAGGCAAAATCCGGTCCGCGATTGACCCCAATTCCAACGAAGCCATTATGGATAACTATTTAGGAACTGGGTCTCAAAATATTGTAAAGTCAGAACAGGCGCCCCTGTTTTCCCCCAATGAAAAAATGCACTGGGCCAACGGCGCTCCCAATATGAATGATTTTTATCAATCCCGTGTGAATCCCAGTATGCGAATGGCCAATGTGAAACCGTTTGAGGAAGTCAAGGTCGGTCCTGGTCTCGGTCTCGGCTACGGCGCCGAAGGCGCCGGTGGATACAATGCAGGAACCTCAATGCGTGAATCCTGGTTGCCCAAGGGTGTAGACGAATTGAGAACCTCCAATAAGCAAAAGGCCTCGGAGACAATGCAATTAGGACACGAGGGTCCCGCCAAAAGTCGCATCACGAATGTAGGCATTTTGGGCGCTTTCCAGAAGAACCGTCCAGAGACCGCGTTTGAATGGGGTCAGGACCGCCTTTTCACAACTACTGGCGCAGTGAAGGGCCCCACTTTGAATGCCATCCCGGTAGAGAGACACGTGGTCCGACCAGAGACGACCGTAGATTACAATGGTGTGGCGCAAAGTATGCACGCACAGCAGGCAATGCCCGGTGAAATTTTACCGAGTCATCGCATTGAACTCGGTCCGACCCAGATTGGTGCGGCGAACGCAGTAGGTCGCGGATTCGGCAATGAAGGCGATTATGGACTCAAATCCAAACAAGTGTACGCGAACAACCGCAGTTCCAATGTCCACGATGATTATTTTGGAGCAGTTGGAAGCAGTATTGGCGCGGTTGTTGCACCTTTGCTTGAAATTATGCGACCCTCCAGGAAAGAGAACACCACCGGAAATATGCGCGTATATGGAGACGCTAAGCCCGCTGTTGCCCAATCCTATTTGTACAATCCGAATGATGCACCTTCTCACACTATGCGTGAAACCACAGAGAACTCGGTCAATCATTGGAATGTGAACAGGGGACAAACCAACAATGGATATATGGCGGCCAAAACGGAGGCAACACCCCAGCACAGAGACACTACGACAACATCCTATACTGGTTCAGGTGCATCTAAGAACCCGGCATTGCGCGTTTATGACGCTGAGCTAGGATACCAGCCCAGCAATTTGAAGGCGGATACGATTAAAGGACGATTCGGAAACTCAAACACCAATGTGTTTAATAACTCGGTGAATTATCAGGGTAAACCCAAGGATTTGGATATGGTGAATAACAGAGAAGCAATGCCGAAGATGCCGTATGTCACCTCAGGTTCTATTGGAACTTACCAACAGAAATCGCAGAATCTGGATTCCAATGTCAATATGGATAGGAATACTCCGGATATGTACAATGTTTTGCAACAGAACCCGTATGCCATTAAACGCACTTACAAATAAAGTAGGGAAACCGTAGGTTTCCCCTACGACCCCTTCCCTTCTCTTACGCCTTTTTTGCTTTGCTTATACCTTCCCTTTACATAAAGAAAACCATTATAAATAAAATTTTATTCGTTTTTTTAAAATTTTATTTGTCTTACCCCATAAAATCACTTAAACATTCGTCAAAACCAAACCCGTTTTCATCTAATCCATATTCGCACGCAATTGGATTGTATACGCATAATTTTTTCAAAACGCGTATTCCTTTCAAAGGGCCATTCCAACTGTCTATAAATTTCTTTACAACATTTGAACCTACGCCATAAGGTGTTTGGCATTTTTTATTTTGTTTGTGCGGTTCTGCTCCATAGTGCAACAATATTTCTATAACTTCTATATTATCACTAAGACACGCCATAAATAAAGGAGTTATTGTTCTTTTATTTTCATAATTGACTTCTGCGCCCTTTGATAAAAGCAATTCAACCATTTCAAAATGTCTTAGACTAGACGCTATTAATAAAGGACTATCTGGTTTATCAATGTTTTGGGGATTTACATCAGCACCATTTGAAATAAGTAAATCTGCAATTTCAACATTATTGCGAATTGCGGCAATAAATAAAGGAGTAAAACCGTAGCTGTCTTTACCATTTACATCAGCACCTTCGGAAATAAACTTTTTTACGTTTTCAATATTATTATTATTACACGCTTCAAAAAGATGAATATTTGCCATTTTATATAATAACTATTTTACGTATAAGTGAATATTTATTATATAATTATTAAAAAAAGAACAAGGAAAAGCAATAAATAACGACCAGAGAACAAATTTAGAAGAACCTATAAATCAAAAATGCATACGCGGTGAAAGGTATATTTGTTTTATTGAGTATATTGTAAATAATAAAATATACGCAAATTATATATTCAAATGAATAATAAAACTAGGAAACGAGCCGGCGGAATACAAAAATCCAATGGATTATATCATATTTTAAGCATCGGTTATGAAATTGAATGTTCCAATTTAATGAAACTGACCCAAACTGGAAATGGAGAGAATGTGCTTTTTAATTCAGATACATTGGCACATGATGCTGCTGAAATAAAAGAAATGATTGAATCCATGGATTACGATGATGTTGACGAAGATTTGCTTATTCGTTCACAAGAACTTGTAGAAATGGATGTTTTTGATAAGTATGGCGATATTGACGAAAATGCATCATTCAGTATAACGAATGATATTTCGCCCGACCCGTTTTCAAATAAATTGAAAAAATATTGTTTTTATTTAGAACAATATGAAAATGATGATAGTGACCAAGGCCATAGAGAAGAGAAAAATAAGTTATATTTGTTTCGTGACACCGAACAAAATATTGATTATAAAATAAATTTTTTATTCAAAACATACAGAGATTGCGAAGACCACTCAAATGTAGAGTGGATTTTCACATATTTCAATCCAGAACGAAGTGCAAACGTGATTGTGGATACGCTTTTAAACGTTATTCGCAATTTAATCGCTCATATTTCAGATTTGATTCCGATACGCGGCAATTTTATTATGAACGACCCAAATACTGAAAAAGATGCGTATTCCGAAGAATTAATAATTGAACCGGAGGACCGAATCCTTTACCATAAACCAAATACAAATTTATATTATTTACAAAATCACGTTATTAACTATCCATTTACAATTTATGATACGTGTACAAGAATTCAAATGACATTTTCTACAAAAATAGAGAATCTATATACAGTGATAAAAACGATATTTTCAGACAACCAAAATGCGATTCCAGAATTATCGGCAAAGATTAAAACCATTTTTAAAACCATTGAAAATGTAAAAATCTGCATTGATGAAATGATTAAGAAATACAATGAGTCGTCTACGACCATATACAAACTACAGAAATCCAACGGATTTATTATTGATCCCGTTGATATTGATGTTGTCAAAAATTATCTTTTTTTGTTTTTATACAAGATTGAACGTTATTTTGAATTCAATAAATCCGGTCAAAAAACAAAATATTTGAAAAACAAATTGGGTATCAACAGTAGACATTCCAATTACACATTGTATGTTGAATTGAAAAACGCAATAAAAAGAATATTTGATGTGGATGACAAAACCGCCATTGATATAATAAAAAGCATTGTTTTACAACCGGATTTGTTAAAAAAAATGGTTAGCGATTCATCAAGAGAAAATCTTAGAAAAGGGGTGTTTTTGATGACAAATACCTTGGATAAGCAACATAAACAATATGGGAATCCGGTATATTCATTGAATAGTTATTTTGATTTTTTTGAAGACCCGGTTGACCCTAATAATAATGATTGGTTGGAATATAAACAAATTGACCATTTGACAGCAAGACTAGAATTAAAAGATAATGTGGTTTTGATTGAATTGCGCGCTTTTCAAGATATATTATCAAGTTATGCGTACGGTATCGCGGATTCAGAATTAAAAGATCAAATGAAAAATGGTGCGTGTAATAAAATTAGAAATCAATATTCTGCCGATGTTTCTTCAATTACAATTGGTCAACTGAAGAAAATGAGTGATTTATTGACGCGTTCAAAACAGAAGACAAAATCAAAGACAATAAAATCAAAATCGCGACCAATGCCTAAGATAAAATCAAAATAATTAATTACTATGTACATTAGTACTTAATTATTTATTAATTACAAATTTATACCCGCATATATATTTACAAGGTATATAAAAATATGAAATGTATACTTCATAAATGAACGGAGAAATGGCAATCAATTCTGTGTTATACGGCAAACTTAAATCGGACGATGGAGGCATTTTAAACATTATTTTTTTAACATTTGCAATGTCTATCATAAATTACATAGTGAGACAGGCCAGCTATTATTTGGAAGACGTTGACTTTAAAAAACTAATGAATTGGGAATTTTTTTTTCACAAACTGCAGAAGAAAAACTCAGTAGAGTACGAAGGTAAAATATCGTGCGCTGTGAATATGTACAGTTCAGAACTCAAACAAACCAGCGTCTTTGGCAAAAGGTTCAAAGCATTGTGGGAATACATTATTGCGGAAATTGACAAAAATCCGTCTATTCATTCCATCAAGGAGCAGACAGTTAACAAGAAGGAAGACGATATATACATGGTGAACCAAAAGGATAAATTCATGGTTAACAAAGAATTGGAGATTTATGCATATACGTACACCGAAAGCGAATCCACAAACAAAGAGGAAGACGAAATCAAAACGCGAAACAAAACCTCCAATATCATCATTGAACTGTATTCGTACAAAAGTAGCACCGAGGCAATCAAAATGTTTGTGGAAAACATAACGTTGGAACATATGAAAAAGTTGGAAAATGCGCGCAAAAACAAACATTTCATTTACACACTTTCACAAATAAAATACGACGACGACATTTCCGAAAGATGGTGTGAAACACGGTTTGAGAGCACGCGGACATTCAAAAATCTTTTTTTTGAAAATAAACAAAAGATTCTGGATAAGATTGATTTTTTCATTCAAAACAAGGACTGGTATTACGACAAAGGCATTCCATACTCGTTGGGAATCGGGATGCACGGCCCTCCCGGAACCGGAAAAACGTCGTTTATCAAGGCATTGGCGAATTACACAGGAAGACACATTATTATCATTTCTCTCAAGTTATTGAAAACCAAACACGACCTGGATGAAATTTTTTTTGAAGACAAATACAACGGATCCAATGAAAGAGGGACGGTTGGGTTTGACAAGAAAATCATCGTATTTGAAGACATTGATTGCGTCGGAGACATTGTGCTTTCCAGGGAACATAAGAAAGAAAAATATTCAGAGAAAGAAGTTGTAATTAATCTGGATCCGGTAACCAAGGTATGTGAAGTCCCAAAAATCAAAATTGAAGACCCCATTACTCTAGACGATATTTTGAATTTGTGGGACGGAATCCGCGAAACGCCGGGGAGAATATTGATTCTCTCTTCCAACCATTATGAAAAATTGGATCCGGCATTAAAACGCCCTGGAAGAATTGATATTACGCTGGAATTGGCGAATGCATCAAGAAACGTGATTGGTGAAATTTACCGGCATTTAACTGGAGAATCCATTGATCCAGCTATGTTGCAACAGATTCCCGACCGGAAATATTCGCCCGCTCAAATAATGAATTATTATATGGCTGGAGAGAAAAATGCGGAAATTTTTATTGAGAAATTAATTGGAATTCTTTGATTCAGCTTCGCTTCCGCCCATATGACCCACATATTTAAGGAAAGAGTGAGATACGTAAGCGAACTCCAGATTGGTTTCCCTATATAGAAACATTTTTAAAAAAAGGGAAGGGGTCATAGGGCGTAAGCTTCGCTGAATAACCGTAGGTTTCCCTATATAGTTTTGCAATTGGTTGTAATTACTTGCCCGGGTATCCGAGTTGTTTGCACATTTTCAATTTGTGTGTAAATGACTTTGCTTTTTGCTAATATTTTGGAGTGCATTTTGCAGAGATGGGCACAATGCGAAATGACGTTATGCGGAACCTTATTTAGCTTTGTTTCTAAGACCACATGACAAGAAGGAGAATCTGATAAATGAAACCATATATCAGATTTATTGGCGTTTTGTACAAGTTCGGTGTTCTCTATTGCTGACCTGCCGATCTTGATGATATAAACAGTACCATTGTATTCAAAATTTTCAACTTTCATTTGTTTCTTATATGAAATAATTCATAAAATATTTTTATATCCTTTTAGGGGAACGTAGTTCCCCTATGACCCCTCCTAGCTTTAGGAAGAAGTATACTAAAACCAATTATGAAAAGAAGGTTCAAAAGACGTAAGTAAAGCTAAACCTTGGTTAGCTTTAGGGAAAGTATGACCCCTTAAATAAAAAGGAAGGTTCAAAAGGAAACCTCGGTTTCCTTTATATAATGAACAGCACCGCGCTTTTTTTAATTGGATGCATTGGCACACGACTTCTCTTCACTTATTTAGCAATGACTTTTACCGCGTTTTTGCCCTATATGGGTTATGTAGCAGCACTTATTTCCGCGGGATTTTTTTACATTTATTTCACCGGTAGCAGACCAACCGGTGTAGAGACAGGCGGCAAACCCATTTGGTGGAACAATATGAGACCATTGCACGGATTTTTATACGGTCTTTTTGCATACGGTGCGATTATCGGTCGCACAGATTCGTGGAAAGTACTATTTGCGGACACGATGATTGGATTAATCGCATTTTTGAACCATCATTTTTTTTAAATTTTAATAATTTTATTTTATTGAAATTTTATGTAACTACTATAAAACTAGTTTATTTTTAGTTCCATGACGTTGTACATTTTGTCGTGTTCTATTTTTTCAAAACGCATCAAATACGGATAGTCTTCAAAAGAACAGTCTACTACTTCAAATCCGTATTTTTGATAATACGACACGACGTTGTCTAGCGAGTTTAGTACAATTTTTACCTTCTTTGTTGAACTTTGGGTTTCTTCTCGCACTCTCTCTATAAATCCATCTAATAGCATGGTTGCATATCCGAGTTTTTTGAATCGCTGTTGCGTGCATATTATCATGATGTAGTATATGATTTCGTCGCTGTTTTTTTTGTTCTGTTTTGAATAAATCATACATGATGGGCAACTACGGATTTCAAATTCGGTGTCCATACAGTAAAATGCGACTTGATTTGACTGATATTTTAATAAATTCTGGATGTAGTCTATCCCGATAGTAGAGAATGCAAAATATGTAAATATCATATCAACGTCTCTTTTGAACTCGTCAATTTTTTCAACAATGCTCTCTATCGGGGTTGTGTCAATAATGTTATTGACAATATCTTTTCCGAAAAATATCATAATGGTTGGTCTTTTGTTTTTTGTAATCCGGACTAAAAAAATATTTTTTTTCAATTTTAAAAAAAATATTTTAAATTGTAAATTTGTTATTTGCAATAAAGACAACGTATTTACTCAGTAAGCAATCTTGGAACACAGTTGATTGTCTGCAATTCGTGCGCCATCAACTTGAATGCATAAGGCACTTCCACATACGCAAAGTCCGTCGTATTTTCGCAAACACCGCATTTGTGTACTGTGAAACTGTACTTGGACATCATAGACGCCGACGCATCATTGTATTGCGCAATCATTCCGCATTTCTTGCACACATGAACACTGTATTTATCTGAAACATCATACAACCTTTCTCTGCAAAACCTGCTCATTCCGTGCGCAAGCATAACATCGCGCTCCATCTCTCCAATTCTAAAACCGCCATCACGACTACGGCCTTCGGCTGGTTGTCTGGTCAGATTCACCATCGGTCCAATTGACCTGCTGTGTTGCTTGTCATTGACCATGTGCTTCAGACGCTGGTAAAAGACCGGTCCAATAAAGATACTCGCGTCAAACTGTTCGCCCGACAATCCATCATACATTATCTCGTTTCCATAACTTTCGTATCCCAATTTCTGGAGCTGCGCGGCAATGGTTTTTACATCCAAATCGCCGAAACTGGTTCCGTCGCCAAACATACCCAGATGTATCAACACCTTTCCCAATAAAGTTTCTTTCAACTGTCCAATCGTCATACGCGAAGGAATTGCGTGCGGATTGATGATAATGTCTGGCTTCAATCCGTTTCTGGTATATGGCATATCACACTCGGGAATAATTAAACCGACCGTGCCCTTCTGACCGTGACGCGAACTGAATTTATCGCCGATGCAAGGCTTTCTGAAAGTGCGCATCCTAACCTTTGCACAAGGATACCCATCGCCATTCCTGCAAGTAATATTTTCGTCAATATGGATTTCCTCACCTGCGGTTCGCACGCTCTTGCTTTGGTCCTCAAACTTGATTGGCTTTGTGGGGTCATTGCGATTCTCCTTGATGTGAACTACCTTCGCCATAATGATATCGCGGTCATCCAACTTGGTGTTTTTCGGGATAAATCCGGTTGAGTCTATCTTGTCGTAATTGCCGTATTTGATACCCTTGGTTTTCGTGGAGTCCGGTTTGCATCGGCTAACAAAACGGGTGATGTTCTTGTCCTCGTCCTTCTCCGTGTGGTAAATCGTGGTGGAAAACATCCCGCGGTCAATGGAGCCCTTGTTTATCAACACACTGTCTTCCTGGTTATAGCCAGTATAGGACATAATCGCAACGTGGATAACCTGACCCGATGGAATTTTTACGAGATCCAGCCAGTTCATAATCCGCGTGTCCACCAAAGGTCTTGAGGGGGTAGTCAATATATAAGCAGTCTTGTCAAATCGCTTGTCGTAATTGGTTGCGTAGACGCCCATTGCCTGCTTACTCTGCGCACATTGATAAGTGTTTCTCGGTGCCTGGTTGTGTTCAGGGAAGGGAATGCACGACGCCAGAATTCCAAAAATGGTGGATGGATGGATTTCGCAATGGGTGAAATTGATTTTGGTGTCGTTCAAAATATACGAATTTTTTGCCCTCATCGCAATCATCGCGAAATTTTGCTCATCTGGGTCAATGTATTCAATCACCGACGTATCCAATTTGCAGTTGGTTAATAAATCGTTCCACGACAATTCTCCGGAATCCAGACGGTTGATAATATCTGAGGTCATAAGCGCCTTCCCATCCTTGACGCGCAACAATGGACGCGTCATTCGGCCGGCATCGTTGCAAATGCGGATTTCCATCATCTTGTAATCAAACACGACCGATGTGTAAATATTCAAAATACCCTTGTACTTCTTCTCCTTCATATCATTGTACAATTCTATCGGCGTGTCTGTTACACCTACCCAGCAACCATTGACAAATACCTTGACTTTGCCGAACGTCTCCTTGGGCGAAGCCGTGTTCAAAGACTTGATGAAGGGCTCAACATATATGTATAACGACGAACTGTTGGTCGTAATTGTTAGGTGGGTCATCGTGCTGATGCTTTTGACAACACCGATTGACTGGCCCTCCGGAGTTTCTGCTGGGCAGTTTGAAACAACAAACGACGATGCAACAAATGAATGATTATCTGACCTGGTGGTGAAATCATACACTAGTTCGGGTTCAATTTCGGCAATGGATTCAATTGGGACACATACACATCCATTGTCGGCAATATTATCGCGAATGAAGTTGTCGTATACAATATCGGTTGTGAATCTGGTGCTTTGTTGAATACCCCTTTTATGATTGGATATAACCTTACTAATTTGGTTATTGGTTAGCTTAGTTTTCTCCATCATTTTCTCCATACTGTCAGTTTTGTGGTTATCAATTATATATTTATACGATTCGTCGCGCTCTTCTTTATTTTTCTGTCTGATTCTTAGATGTTCAATAATTGGTGCAGACACGCGTCTTTTCTCTTCGCAATAAGTATAATTAATATTATTTGCATAATTTAATAAATTTTCGCAAGACTTTTCAAATATAATACAAACCTTTGTTTTGGTTTCATTAACAAGTGTATTTTTCAATTTGCAAATAATATTAAACTCTGCAAACATATCCTTGACTTGTTCCATATATTCGGTAGTTGCAGTTAAATAGTCGTTATGTGTTGTTTGGATTGTGATACCAAGGTTTGGCTTAAATGTGTTTGCATTCTTTTGATACGACATTCGGGAACCATCGCCTCCCTGAAACCCGGACAAGAATTCACGCTTAATAGACAATTCAGCATTCACTAACCAATCGGGTAATTTTCTTTCCATATTAACCTTTGAACCAACAAATGCCCCCATGGTCTGCATAAAATGTGCAAATGCCCCACTTTTTGAGACCAACCATGTGGTTGTTGTGGTGGTTCTGCCGGTTTGTTTATCTTCAAACTTTTTGATATTTCTTCTTACCATCGGGGTTTCAAACCCAAGGGTTTTAATATCATCAGCAACTTGATAAACATCGTATTCTTCGCCAAGATAAAACTCAGCCGTGTAATAATTATTTGAATCGCAACCAATGTGGCCGTCTGTATTCAAAGAACCAATCAGTCTAGCAATTATTTTCAGCTTATGTGTAGGAATCTGAGTATTCAGCAAATTCTTTTCCAATAAGTCCATACGATAATGCTCTAATACATTAGATTCATTAATTATAACAATTGTTGTTCCAGTGTCTCTGATGGGTTCCACTGTGTGGCGAATTACCAACTTGTCATTTGCAACATTCAGTTCGCCAAGTTTCTTCATCTCGTATTTACCTTCGGTTGAACGAACTAAGAATGGGTGGTCCGCAGTTGCCTTGATTTTTCTGCCACTGATAGTTTTTATTTCAAACAATTTGTCAGGCATTTTGCAGAAATAGTTGTGCATATCACTTGGTTCATCCATCAGTGTTTGGCGGTTGACTGTATTTACCCAATCACCGTCCTTGATGTCTTTGATTTGTCTGGAATCTATGCGATTTGACAACAACACATTTGTGTCGCCGGTCAAGCAAAGGAACCCCCAAGTGGTCCCGTGCAACTTTCTCGGGTCAATCAGCTCACCCGATTTGTCAATGGGTGTATTAATGCGTCGCATATGACTGAGCGTCGCAGCAGTCGTCAAACGATTCACCACTTGCGCAACACCGACCTTACTGCTGTTGCTTTGCTTGATGCTGAAATCGCCAGTTGCCAATGCGCGATTAATACCGGTCTCAATCGTGGTGGATTTCACCATTTTGCAGATGTTTCCATTATTGACAATACTTTCGTAATCCTCGGCAGAACGCCACGACCCGCCATTGATTTCCTTGATGATGTGTTTCTGCATCTCCTTCACCAACTTGTTGAAATAGTTGCGGAACAAATTGTTCAAAAGGGTTCCGGTCATATCAATGCGTTTGTTCACATAAGAGTCGCGGTCCGACGGTTTAATCCATCCGAGCGCGGTTTGAATTACTTTGTTCGTCATATAACCTAGGAAATAAATCTTTTGTTCGGGAGTTTTGCAGTGGGGGAACAGGTCGTTGCTCAATACGTCATTGGTGAAATCGCGCTTCTTCTTGGAACCCTGTTCCTTGTCCATATTCATTGGTGTAAATGCCACGTAGGTAGTGATGTGCTTGAGTGCATCCTCCTTTGTCATATTGTGGTTTGCTTCAATAATAGACGCGTTCAGGAATTTCAAAATATCCGTATGCATACTACTGTCTATGTCCAACAATATGTATTCGCAGATTTGCTTGTCGGATGTCACACCCAATGCGCGAAACAGTACAAACAAATCAATGGATTCGCGAACGCGGGGAATCACAACCTTCATTGGATGACCGTATCCGTTATTCTTGCTTGCAACTTCAATCTCCACTTGTTTGGGTGAAATGCACTTGTAGTCGGGAACCGATTTGATTTCCGCATACCAACTGCATTTAGATGTGTTTTTGCCGTCGTAGCAGTAAACTGTGTTTTGCGCAGCGCGCTCCTGTTGCAAAACGGTTTTTTCGGAACCTTTGATGATGAAATATCCGCCGTGGTCAAATGTGCATTCGCCCACTGAAACCGGGTTGATGTGGTTGTTCTGGGTGAGAACACAGATGGAAGATTTGACCATTATGGGGAATTTTCCAATACTAACTTTGGGTATCACACTGGTGATTGAACGCGGCTTTTCAATGTCCACACTGTCGCGAATATGATAGGTGATGTTTATGTCAATGGTCATATTGGACGCGTAGGTTACATTTCGCAACTTGGCTTCGTTTGGCATCATCAATTTGGTTGCGCCATTGTTCTCGTAAATTTGAGGAGGATACAACTTCAGATTGGTGAATGTGATTTCAACCTCCAGCGAATATTTGTCGGAATTTGGCAAAATATCCTTGTCCGATCGCACCATCACGGGATTAAACATCTGGATGGTTTGGGGGATTTGACGATGAATGCAATCGTTGTATGATTCCAATTGATGGCGAACCAGACAAGAAGAATGCTGGCCGTCAAAATAGGATTCAATGATTTTGAATGGTTCTTCAACGTATTGTCCCAAATGCGCCAATACTTCATTGTCGGGGTTTTTCATATTCTCTTCCACCATTTTCTTAATTTCCAAATTCATTTTTTCTTCACTCATGATGATTTCTTCCAATTGCTTGGTTGTATTCATGGGTTCTTCCTTTGCAATTGCCTTGGGTTTTGTTTGTCTTTTTGGTTTCTTTTCGGCAACGACTGCTTCCGTTACGGCGTCTTCTACAACCGCCTTCTTCTTGTAAACCCTTTTTTTGGGTTGTTCAGCAATTTTAGTTTGTTCTTCAGTTGACATTTTTAATTCTAGATTCATTTTTATACTTTTGCCTACTAATAATATAAAAAGTTCAATTTTTTATATTATTTTGTTTTGTTCACATTTTTTTGCAAAATTTTCAAGCAAAGCGGTTGCTAAGCACTTCGGTCACTAAGTTTATTGCTTCACGGTCGCACTTCGTGCTTCACGCTTTATACAACCCAATCTTTTCGGACATATCGCACATTTCAGCACCGCGTTTATTATCAAATGCACAAATGGCTTCGCATCTTACGTGATTGTAAAACAGCACATCTCTTTCGCAATGCGTATTCACCCATTTTCCATTGTATTTCATAACAACCAAATCCACTGGTTTTCCGAGCGCACATTTCAATTCGCACGCCATTTTATAAAACCGCGCAAATCTTTGTTCCGCGGTTTCCTTTAATGGAAATTTAGATCTTTTGAAAAAAACCATCACGTCGTAATCGCTGTCGGGTTTGGACATCCCAGTTGCACGAGACCCATAGAGAACCGCTTGCAGGGGGTCATATTTCACAAGAGCTTTATTTATTTTCTCAATATCTGTCACCGACATTATTAACTTGTTTAATCAATGATAATAAATATGGTTTTTATTTTTATATAGTTAAAGATTATTTATTTTTATAGTGAATAGAGAAACAATGATTGGAACAATGAAATGCGCGGAATTTAACAAATTCATGGATTATTACAAGAAAAAAACGCATCTCTCATTTTACGATTATCAGAACTTTATGTTTGCGACCTCGGCTCAACATTTTTATACTCCCAATGTAAAAATAAACGTTTCTGGATTATACGAAGAATGGCAAAACGAACATGAAGTTTTTAATATGGATATGGATACACCCGATAGTAATACACCCGATATTAGTAGTCCAATTGATAATACCCCCGTAACTTTCGTAACCATTGATTTCTCTCTGAATTCCATTTCCGACTTGATACAAATTGCCGAACAGAACCCAGTTCAAGAAAGCGTAGAATACAATATCAATTTGAAAACAATTCATTCTATTAAGCCCGAACTTTATGAACTGGATGCAATGATTGGAATGCACACTTTGAAAAAAAGCGTCCTTGAACAATTGCTTTATTATTTGCAAGGGTTGCACAATGGAGGCGACGATTATAAACACACCGTGATTTTTGGTCCTCCCGGTACCGGAAAAACCGAAGTTGCCAAAGTGCTCGGTGCAATTTACTCCAAAATTGGTGTTATTTGCAAACCTAGTGATAAGATTGTGTTGCCATTCAAAAAAGCCACCCGCTCCGATATGATTGCAGGATATTTAGGCCAAACTGCAATCAAAATGAAGGCGCTTATAACCCAATGTTTAGGTGGCGTTTTATTCATTGATGAGGCATATTCTCTCGGCGACGACAATTTTTCCAAAGAGTGCGTAGACACTTTGTGCGAGTCATTGAGTGACCAAAAAGACAACCTTATGGTTATTATTGCGGGATACGAGAATGAACTGAACGAACGGTTTTTCTCTCTTAATTCCGGATTAGAATCCAGGTTTGTTTGGAGATTCAAGATTGACAATTACTCGGCAAAAGATTTGTGGGAAATTTTCAAAAAGAAAGTGGCCGACTATAAATGGAAAATTGGAAATGTGGATGGAGAGAAATGGTTCAAGAAACGGTACGACAGTTTTAGTGGGTTCGGTAGAGACATTGAAACCTTGTTGTTCAAAACAAAAATTGCACATAGCAAACGGGTTTATGGAAAAGCGGACTCGGAAAAACGTATTATTGAACTCGCGGATTTGGAAAATGGCTATGAAATTTTTATGAAAAGCAAAGAGAACACGAGAGAATATTCTTTGAAAAAATCGCAGAAGATTATATCAACTATGTTTGCATAGGTTAGGGGAACGTAGTTCCCCTATGACCCCTTAAGGGAACTCGTCGTTCCCTTATGAACCCATACTAAAGAGAACCATGCTAAAAAACATCTACTAAAGAAAACTCGTAGGTTTCCTTTAGTATGGGTTCATAAGGCGTAAGCTTCGCTGAATACGACGAGTTCCCTATGTTTATACCAGTGATGATTTAAAATGAGACGCCCAGAGGGCGTTATTTTAAATCGTTACTGGTATCTGACCCTTGGAGAATTAAAATGGGACATTTTAATTCTTCAAGGGTTTAATCTCATAAAACAATATATACAATATTGTATTATGAGTAACGGCAATATTAGAATCGTAAAATACAATGAGGATTTATTTAAAGTACCTTCAAATACTCAAAAACGGAAAAAACCCGACAAACCAATTAAATTGAAAACAGAGAGAAAAGTTTCCAGCAAAACAATCAAACACAATATTTTAAAGGAAATTCGCAAAAACCAGGAGAACCACTATAAATCATTGTTGAGCGAATCCGTTGTTTCCCCAAATAGTTTATCGTCGGATTTTGAAAATGATTTTCAAAAATCAGTTGATTTTATGAAAAAAATAGCAGAAAAACAAAGAGAAACCAGCGCGAATCAAACAATTAAAAACCACAATGCAATGGTACTGGGTCAAGAAGACGGGATTCAGCCAGTGCACGACACCGGTTTGATACAAGTTCGGCTTGAAGAACCAGAAGAATCTTTCTATACGACTTCACCAATGCTTGAAGTTCAACCGGAAGATTCTTATTATGCGCCAGTTGAGCCTATTAAAATTTTACCCAGACCGACCTACGGTTGTTTGAAAAACGGAGATTTACCCACATTTCGGTCCTATCATAACCGAACAATGAAAGCATCCGAACCATTGTCGGTTCCTCCTCTCATGATTGCCGAACGCGTCAAAAGTCCCGCCGAATTAATATTGATTGAAAAACTAAAACAGAGAGAAATTGAACAAAAATCCAAAAATCAAATTGTCAAGCAGAAAAAATATAAAAAACTTTTGCGAAGAACTTACCGATGTGGTAAAGACCGGTACAAACCCAATGTAGGGGTTCTTCTCCCCAACAAAACCATTCGCACCAATGTAACAACCAAATCCTACTTGATAAAACAAACCCCCATTTCCGAAATTCGCAATACTCTCGTGAAACAAGGTTTCATCAAGGTTGGTTCAAGTGCACCCAACGACGTGTTAAGAAAAATATACGAATCCATACAAATGATTGATGGCGATGTCAAAAACCACAACCCCGACAATCTGCTTTACAATTTTTTCAATGAAAAACATAAATCGTAAAATTGAATAATTTTGGTTTGTTATAATGAATTGCATAATAACAAAATGGAAAAGAAATTAAACTCAAAATCGGAAGAATTCATCACTAGATTCAAGGACAGTATTCGCACCAAGGCGATTGAACTGAAATTTGACGAAAAAAACAAAATCAATGAACTGCTTGAATACGTTTACGAATACGAACGCCTGCTATTTAGTAAAGATGACTTGTCCAAAAGAAAGCGCATCCAGAACTCCATCCCCACTCAAAATCGTTGCAATGCAAAGCGCGCCGACAACAAACAGTGCACGCGCAAGCGCAAAGACGGATTTGAATTTTGCGGAACACATTCTAAGGGCGCCCCGCACGGTTTGGCCGACGATGTTTGCGGGGTCTGCACCAAGAAAATTGACGTAGTCGCCACCAACATTATGGGTATTGTTTATTATATTGACAAATTCAACAACGTGTATAAGACAGAAGACATTTTAGAAGGGAAAGTGGATCCAGCAATCATCGCTAAAGCTAAATTAATCAATGGAAAAACGTGCATCCCCGAGTTAGGGCTGATGGGTTAGGCAGATTCATCATCTTTCTTGATAGTCCGCTTAATGGTTTCTTTAACAACTTCTTCGCGATTGTCCATTATGAATTTATTCATTTCAATCGCCTGGGATATATCGCCTTCATAATATTTTGATAATATAGTTACCAGATTTTTTTTGGTGATTGGTTTTTTAACCGTGGTATGCGAAAATACCAATTTTCCATCTTTTATGTCAAACTCGTCAATCTTATTTTCTTTCATTGTTTTCATCAGGTTTTGAGATATTTTTTTCAACTTCTCTTTGCGAAGTCGGAGCTCTTTATTTATGTTGCGAATGTCATTGTCAATTGTTATCCATTCTTTTAATATTTTAACAACTTCTACTTGCGACGACATTTATACTATTTGGGTTTATTATATTTTTACTTTTACTTTTATTTCGTTTTTGATGTATTTGTACTTTGATAACATATTCGGAATTGGTGTCAAACGTTTTTCTTTTTATAAATATATATATTTTTATTATAATAATGTTTAGTTTAGTTCATAAAAAAACAACAAGACCCTCTTATGAACAATCGCAACACCAACAACAAGCATTTATGCCGATAAAAATGAATTATGGATACCGACAAGTTCCAGTGCAAGTAACCAAGCCTGTTGCGAATGTTGATGCGAACCCATTGCCCAAAATGAAATGGGGCAGACCCATTTGGACATTTTTTCACGTTATGGCGCAAAAAATGAAACCCGAGTATTTCAATTTGGTTATCAAGGATTTTTTGCGATTCATACTATTGATTTGCGGAACGTTGCCGTGCCCGGTTTGTTCTGCTCACGCATCCGAATATATGCGCTCAATCAATTTGAATAACATGCGTTGCAAAGAAGACCTGATTCAATTATTTTACAACTTTCATAATGTTGTAAACCAGCGAAAAGGATACGCTGTTTTACAAAAAGACCAAATCCCGCAATATGAAACAGCCAATACGGTTATTGCTATCAAAGATTTTATTCGGGCATTTGAAGACAAATCCCGGGCAATGAAACTGATGGCGGACGATTTGTCAAGAGCGCGGATTTCAAGCCAGTTTAAGTTTTGGATTAATGGAAATATTCAGTATTTTGAACCTTAACCTTTAACCACTTGTCCTGTTCTCTTAATCTTGCATTTGTACATACCTTTGCTAACGCTGCATTTAGAGGCACTGTCTTCTTGGGGTATCATCTGATTTTTCTTGCCAATGATAATTGCCCAAAGCACACCACTAAATACACCAATTATTAGTGGAATTAATACAAATTGTTGAGCACAACTGTTAAAATTGTAGACCATATCTATAAAAACGAGGATTGTGACGATTGAAATCAACAGTGCATTTTTGACAATGAGCTTGTTTGTGACAATTACAAAAATGAAATATCCAAAAATGAAGGCAAAAGTGTGCGAACTTAGTGGTAAATTAGACAAAGGTTTGTCATTCAATGTTAACAAACTGCATTCACTCATATTTATACCGGCATCCTTAATTCCTTGCGTAATAAATTCCATTTGGGAAACACCGATTGTGATGAGAGACGACATCATAATTCCCACTAATAATAAAAATCCCGAAAGTTCACCGGAAAAGAGAGACGATATTACCAAGTAAGAGACGATTATGAATGGCATCATCCTGTAAATTAAAAAAAATAACTCTTTAAAATCCATTATATAATATACATCTGATATTTTATACACCGGATATTTTATACACCGGATATTTTATACACGAGATAAAGGTTTTACAAAAAGGTATAAACGTATTTTGATTAATATAACTAAACCATGGGAATTCCATCTTACTTTGCTTACATTATCCGAAACCATATGAATATTTTAAAGAAATTCAACGTGCAGATACACCAGTTTCAACATCTGTACCTTGATTCCAATTCAATTATTTACGACTCTGTCCGCGAAATTGATAAGGCAGGTAAAATGATGCCAGTTCCATCAGACAATTATAAAAATATTTCGGCAATGGTGTGTACTAAATTGCAAAAATACATTGACGAAATACGTCCATCAAACACTGTTTATATAGCGTTTGATGGTGTTGCGCCTCTTGCTAAAATGAATCAGCAGAGAAACCGGCGCTACCGAACTGCTTTTATGGAGAAGCACGGAATTATTCCCAAAAGTGTTTTCAGCACGTCACTAATCACACCTGGAACAGAATTTATGGTGTTTTTATCAAAATATGTGAATGCTCATTTTGAAAATAATAGCAAAGTTATTGTTTCGGCTGCGGACATACCTGGTGAGGGGGAACACAAATTGTTCCAATACATTCGTGATAACCCTGAAAAACACATGGACCAAAACACCGTGATCTATGGATTAGATGCTGACCTGCTTATGTTGTCAATATTCAATAATCGTGCATCCAATCTGTTTGTGTACAGAGAAGCACCCGAATTTGCAAAAAGTCTAAATGCGGAGTTGGAAAACGGCGCATCTTACATTTTGGACATAAATCTGTTGTGCGATTCCATATTGGCCGAAATGGATTGCAAATCGCAACATTTTGACCGCATTTACGATTATGCATTTCTATGTTTTCTGTTGGGGAACGATTTTTTGCCGCACTTTGCCGCGCTGAATATTCGTACGAATGGAATCTACAATTTGTTGACCGCATACAAGGAGACAGTGGGTTGTTTGCCGAATACGTTTATTATTTTGAATGGAGAGATAGAATGGGCGCAATTTCACAAAGTGGTAAAGTGGATGGGAAAAAGGGAGGAAGAATGGATGCGTGTGGAATACAAAAAGCGTGGAGAAATGAGGTATAGTATGAGTGGAGAAAAGGATGAAATAATGAATAATGCGCCGTTGATATATAGAGAGGT